GGGGACACAAAAAAATCGCTGATAGTAATATCGAAGGTGTGTAATGATATCAACATCGTAGGTTAAGCGATATCCTACAAAATGGAGAGTAAAACAATCAGGGTATTGTCACCTCCTGCTAAGAGAGTGGTTCTGTAAAAGGGATGGATTTCGAGTATTCTGCTCTCCGCAGAAAAATAATAACACTAGATGTAGAGGAGCCCGGAGTCCTCGCCGTCCTTGGAAGACGGAGACCGCAAGTTCAAATCTTGCCATCTAGACGACCCGGTACTTAGCTCAATTGGTTAGAGCACTCGCCTGATACGTGAGAGGTTATAGGTTCGATTCCTATAGTACCGACAAATGTGGCTCACAAACTTTGATTATTAAGTTCAAATTATGTATAATTTGAGCCCAATGTTAAAGTAAAATGAGCTCAATAATCCCCCGTAGCAAACCGGTGTAGGCAACTGGCTTTTAACCAGTGGGGTCAGGTTCAACTCCTGACGGGGGAACAAAAAGAATGTTTAACTAATAAATCAAAAGTTGTGAGTAGTGTTACTTGGTCAGTATTTAGTGCTGAATATTTTAGTGAAGTAAAAAAAGAATCAATGTGGAGAAAACAAACTTTTCTTTATATGGGAGATTTATCCAACGTAGATATGACAACAGATTGGAGATTTAGTGATGTTGAAGGAAAAAGAAGAAAGTGTGAATTTTTAGGGTTAATAGATAATCCGGAATTTCCACTAAAAGAACCAATAGAAACATATAGAAATAATGAGTAAGTACGGAAAAACATTGGTTTTGGATTCAAGTTATATGCCAAGGTCTATCATAAACACTGAAAGGGCTTTTGTCATAACTTATAAGGGTAATGCAAGTGTTATTGCCGAACATCCGGAATCATTCAGTTTGATTAATCCTGAATTGGATATCAAAAAACCCTCAATTATTAGGGTTTACAAATATGTGAATCAACCGATTCATAAAGTTCCTTTAAGTAGGGAGAATGTTTATAGAAGAGATGGTTATGCCTGTGTATATTGTGGATGTGACAATCGTAAAACTTTAACATTAGACCACGTAATACCCCAATCTAAGGGAGGTAAAGATGCGTGGGACAACTTGGTAACTGCTTGTAAAAGATGTAATAGTGAGAAATCAAACTTGACATTGGAAGAATATGGTAAAGAAATACCTCAACCAAGACGACCACATTATTTGATGATGATAAAACAAGTTCATTATATTCCTGAAGAATGGAATGATTATTTATTTTTCTAAAAATTTTGGCAGAATAAAAAATAGTTGTATCTTTGTTGAAATAAAAACGGAGAAACTATGTCATTAGAAAAAGAAATTTTGGGATTTACAAATTGGTTATACGCTAACAATTGGAAACTAATTGGTGATGGGATGTGTTTAAATCTTGAAACAAAGTCGATTGGTTATATTAACGAACTGATGGTTGAATATAATAAATAAAACACCCGCTACGTAACGAAAGCGCTACGACACGTACTATCTGGCAGGTCAGGTCGGGTGTTTATTGAAAATGCAGGTCACAGACAAGGTGTCGGTACAGTCTCCAAAACTGTTACGGGTAGGTTCGATTCCTACGGTCTGCGCAGAAGACGGAGAGTGAGTCAAGGGTAATTCCGTTATGGTTATCCCTCGAGGGTCTCTCCTGAAGAATTGAAAAGTTTAACAACCGGGGTGTCCATACTCTAAAAAACTAATGGACTAGTCGTGTTGATAGGGGTGACCTCCCAACAGTAGCACCGTAGTAATACGGTAAAGGATAGATAAGGACTGGTACGCCGGTGAGGAACACGACCAATTCCGGAATTCCCATTGTAGCCCGCTACGACCCGAGGGCGGGGTTGTTAAACTTTTTTTAATAATAAATCTTACCAATATGAAAAATACAATAGATAGAAGAATGTTGGATGTGGATATCACACCAATAACTTTATCAAAAATTAAATCTCAGGGATTAACACCATATTATTATGATGAAAATACTGATATTGTTGAATTAACAGGACCAATTAAAGGGAAGACATATAATACAAAACCAAAAGAAGTGTTTTTATTAACTCCGGATGAGTATGATAAAATTAAAAAATTATCAGACAATATTAAGGAAATGATTGAACTTAAATTAAAACAAATTAAGTTATACAAACAATATATTCCAGCGGTTATGGGAGAAATTATAAAAAAAAATAATTAATACTTGACACTTTTTAAAAAAGGACTATATTTATTAGAAATTACAATAACACAGAAAATGCAAACTTTAAATACATTATTACTTACAATAGGCGCGGAGGGTAGAGATACAACTCGGTCGGAGATGGTATGATGTATTGTTAAGTAACATAATAATAATAGATTAAGTCCATCTCCAAAAGAGATGGATTTTTTTTTATAAAAAAGTTTGGTATAATGAAATAAAGTATTATCTTTGTACCATCAAAAAGAAACAAGTTAATTGAAATATTGGTAATATAAAACGGCCCTATCGTCTATCGGTTAGGACATTTGGTTTTCATCCAAAAAAGTCGGGTTCGACTCCCGGTGGGGCTACAATTGGGGATATAGTATAACGGCTATTACAATGGTTTTGCAAATCGTAAATTAGGGTTCGATTCCCTATATCTCCACAAAGGTCTATTCGTTCAACGGCTAGGATGCTACCCTGTCACGGTAGAGATGAGAGTTCGATTCTCTCATAGACCGCAAACCATAGGATTAATTACCCTATGACTGTCAGGTTCGAAACTGACGATTGATTATGGTGTAATGGTGCACAGAGGAACGGAGTAGGAATACGAAAAGCATTGGGCTTTCGTCGGTTCTGAAAGGGGACTCAGGATTAAGGTTCGAGTCCTTATTAATCAGCAACATCGCGAGGGGGAGGTATAGTATCTCATTGGTCTCATAAGCCAATCAAAGCAGGAGCGTTACCTGCCCTACGCTACTAATTTAATAACTAAATCCGTATGGCTACAGCAGCAAAAAGGTCAAGACAATCAAGAGCACTTGATATGTTACAGAACCAATTGAAAAGTGGTGTGAAAACACAAAAGGGTACAAGGGACGTAAAAGTTCCATTAACAGATTCTGACAAGAAAAGAATCGAAAAAGAGATGGGGATTCTCCAATCTAGATAATGAAAAAGTGTCTCGGTACGCTCTGACGAAAGTTAACGACGAGGTCCCGGTAGACAGAACGCGTCTGATTCTACCCAAATCTGCGAATATCGTATAGTGGTTATTACTCCATCCTTCCAAGTTGGAGACGAGAGTTCGATTCTCTCTATTCGCTCAAAATTGCCTTCATAGTTCAAGGGATAGAATAAGACACTTCTAATGTTTTGATATAGGTTCGAGTCCTATTGAGGGTACAACAATTGCTCTAGTGGTGGAACGGTATACACACTTGTCTTAGGAACAAGGTTTTGAGGGTTCGAATCCCTCCTTGAGTACAATACATTATCATAACTCGGTGTGATACACCGCCAACTACCTCCTTAAACAACGTGGGAACTGCGGTTCTCCCAATGTGGCCGAAGTGATGATGTTAAAAAATGATAACTGTGGTGGAATTGGTATACACGGGGGTCTAGTCCAATATGATTGGTTGAGAGTGAACTTCTCAATCTCTTGCTCACGGACGGAAACTGCCGGAGAAAACACAGCAAGAAGTGTTATATCCTTACAGGTTCGAGTCCTGTTGGTTATCAGTAGTTTAAGAGACAGAGTTGACTTCTACTTAAAAAAAATACTCTGCGACAGGCTGGTGTCGCATAGAGGTTGATTGCACCTGATTTGTAATCAGGAACCGAAAGGTCACGTTGGTTCGAATCCAATCACCAGCTCAGGTCATCCACTTTCGTTCTCTCCGTATGAGGGTATGGGTTCTTGGATGTAAAATGTAGAACTCGGACGGTTGAAATAGACCAAACGATAATACGGCCTTTTTACAAATTTTTGTGCGGACAAAAAATACGGGTTCTTCGGTGGGCACCGGGTTATTTCTCTTAAAATAACACAACTACTAAAAGTATGGACACATATGGGGAAACCGAACCCGTGTCCTATATAGTCGGGTGGCGGAATTGGATAGACGCGGCCCCGTCGAGGGGTTTAACCGGAATTACAGGTTCGAGTCCTGTCCTGACTACAATTGAGTGAGAGATACTCAATAGATTTGGCATCGTTTCTTAAACAATGATGTAGCTGACGCCTCAAACGGTTTTACAGAGGGGGTCTGTCGGAATAAAGGGAACTGACAACATTCCCTCCGAGTAGTTGTTGACTTTTAAGCGGTAAGACGCGATGGGTTTTGAATAGGAAAACTGTGGACATCTACACCAAAATAATCTCATTGGTGGAAACACATCCTCGTGGTGAAACGGTAAACACAACAAGTTTAAGCCTTGTAAGCTGCAGGTTCGACTCCTGTCGGGGATACTAATATTTACTAATATGAAAAACCAACAACCAAACTCCACATAGTTTTAGCAGTTAGCTAAGATTATGACTCAGAAATTGAGAATTTGGAGAGTAGTTCCCGTTTATAACGGTGTTCAGGCTCCCACTTTTTTCGTAGAAACTACGGAAGAGGGACGTGAGAAGGCAGAGGAATCTGCAATTAAACAAGCACGAATGAAATCGGGCTTAGGAAAGTTCAAACAATGGAACTTTAGATTGGAGAAACTCTCTGTGAGGGTTGATAAATTTGGTAGGTATGTGAAACACCACCAATAGTTATTCAAGTGTTTATGGGTACACTAAAAACCCATAATTGGCCTCTTAACTCAGTCCGGTAAGAGTAGCTCGCTCATAACGAGAAGGTCACAGGTTCAAATCCTGTAGGGGCCACAACAACCTTCAAGGAAACTTGGGGGTTTTTTATTTACAACAAAACAAATCATCCTTATATTTATTAATGAAACCTTGTTGCTGAGGTTCTCGTGTCCACAGAGGCATTTGAGTTGGAATTGATACCAACGAAGAGAAGTTCAATAAACATAAAAAATAAAATAAGGAAATTATGTATTACCAAACAAAAACAGGTATGCCTTGTGCGTACATCACAAAAGACAAAAAACGTCTTAAACAATTTGGACAAACTGTCTATCTTAAAAATGGGGATGAATTCGAACTAGAATTATTTAACCCAACATCAAACACAATATTAGCAAAAATAAAACTTGACGGAAATTATATTGCCGGAGGAGGAATTGTACTTAAACCAGGACAACGTGTATATCTTGAGAGATATCTTAATGAAGCTCGTAAGTTTAAGTTTGAAACTTATGAGGTTGACGGAACATCAAACGAGGTATTGGACGCCATCGCCGGAAATGGGGATGTTGTTATTGACTTCTTTGATGAATATAAACAACCGGTGTGGAATAACCCAATAACGTATTATGGTGGTTCATTTGGGGGCCCAAATTATGTTTCAGGGAATCCGTCATTTACTACTAACACAAATTATGTAAATGGTATTACAACAACCACAAATGGTAATGTATCATTTACATCATCAAGTAATACTGCGGGAGTTAATTTTAATACTACTTCAATAAGTAATACCTTTGCAGGACCAAACTTAAGAAGTGCGACTTCAAGATTAAAAAAATCTAAACCTAATTCTCGTAGTGAGGTTACTATGGATATGTTATCTATGGACTCTATTGAAACCGGTAGAGTTGAAAAGGGGGGTTCATCTGACCAATCATTTCAAACAGTGAATAAAACTTTTAATCATCACACTTGTGCAAGTTCTGTATGGAAGATTCTACCTATGTCACAAAAGGTATATGAAAAACAAGACTTAAAAGTGTATTGTACTAACTGTGGAAAAAAAAGAAAAAAGGATTCCGATAAATTTTGTTCTTCTTGTGGGAACAAATTCTAAAAAATAAACAAATAACAAGGTTTCAAATTAAATCCATCATTTTTTCGTGATGGATTTTTTTATATTAAAAATTTGACTATCTTTGTAAAAAAATATATAAAGTATGAAAAGGATTTTTATTGATATGGATGGTGTGTTGGTCGATTTAGGTGCGGAATTCGATAAATGGTTCGATGAACATCCAAATTTAGTTCACAAGTATAAACATAGTCCAGACCATATTCCGGGTATTTTTAGAGACCCTAAACCATATGATGGTGCTATTGAAGCAATCAATAAGTTGGTTGAGAGTGGTAAGTATGAATTATTAATTGCTACTGCATCACCTTGGGGTAACCCATATGCCTCAACAGATAAGAGGTATTGGATTGAAAAATATTTTGGTAGGTTGTTTCATAAGAAAATGGTAATAACTCACCGAAAAGATTTATTACTTGGTGATTATTTAATTGATGACAGAACGGCAAATGGTGCCGGAGAGTTTACCGGTGAATTAATTCATTTCGGTTGGAATTATGAGAAAAAAGTTTGGAATGAATATCCTGATTGGGATAGTGTATTAAAAAAATTATTATAAAATGGAAAATAATGTAAAACCACCTTACCGTATCTATTTAGATGACGTAAGAACTCCAACGGGAGATAATTGGATTGTTGTAAGAAATTACGATGAATTTGTTAGTGAAGTAAATAAAGTTGGGTTAGAAAATATTGATATAATATCTTTGGACCACGATTTGGGTGATACTGCAATGAAAGAGTATTTTGATAATGTTTCTCCAAACTATACTTTGGATTATAACAATATTGAAGAAAAAACAGGATATGACGCTGCTAAATTCTTGGTTGCATTATTTCACAATACTAATGAAGCTCGTTTTAATATGAGTAGAAGTGATAGAAAGGCGAATAAATTTGTATTTCCAATTGTATATGTTCATTCTGCAAACCCTATTGGGAGTGCGAACATTATGGGATATTTGAACAATTTTTATATGAACGAGGGTCAAGCACAAACTTGTGTTAGAGTCAGAATACCACACGTATAATGAATATATTTTTCTTAGATGAGAATCCTATATTGTCGGCACAATACCACGTAGATAAACACGTAGTGAAAATGATATTGGAAACTGCTCAGTTATTATGTTCGGTTCATCACGTAACCGACCAAGATACCGACCAAGTACCGTACAAGTTGTCACATAAGAATCACCCTTGTGCGGTATGGGCTCGTCAGAGTTTATCAAATTATTTGTACTTGTGTGAATTGGGATTGGAGTTGGGAAAAGAATATACCCACAGGTATGGTAAAAGACACAAATCAATAGATGTGATTAATTGGTGTATTATTAATAAACCAAACATCCCGGACATTGGTTTCACTACTCCGGCGATGGCGATGCCGGATGAGTTTAAGGTAGATTCTGTTGTGGAATCTTATAGAAATTATTACATGGGTGCTAAAATTAGTTTGGCGTCTTGGAAAAACAGAGAAAAACCTAAATGGTTTAATTATGAAAAAGAGTTAGTATGAAGATTATAGTTTTAGGAGATGGTATATTAGGTGGTGAAATTATAAAACAAACTGGGTGGGATTATATTTCACGTAAGAAAGATAACATAAACCTTGATGATTTTGACAAATGGATGTTTAAGTTAGACAAATATGATGTTATAGTTAATTGTATTGCAAATACTAACACATATTCGGATGATAAAGAATTACATATAAAGATAAATTATCATTTTGTAAAACATTTAGTTAACTATTGTAATCAGATGGGTAAAAAGTTAGTTCACATATCTACTGACTATATTTATGCGAATTCTGACAATGAACGAAAAGAAAGTGACGTTCCCGTACACCATTCAAGTTGGTATGGGTATAGTAAATTAATTGGTGACGCACATGTCGAATTAGAATGTGATAAATTTTTAATTTGTCGTTTATCTCATAAACCTTTCCCTTTTCAATATGATAGAGCTTGGACCGATGTTATCACAAATGCCGACTATACCCCTAAAATTGTTGATTTATTAGTTAAATTAATAAACAAAAATGTTGAAGGGGTTTTTAATATTGGTACAGATAAAAAAACTATATATGAGTTAGCATCACAAACAAAAAAGGTTGAGAAAATATTGTCACCTGAAAAAACACCAAAAAATGTTACAATGGATTTAAATAAGTTATTAAATTTTGTATATTTGCAGTATGATTAAGATAGATAAAGATAGAAAGGTATGGATAACTTCCGACACACACTTTGGACATAAAAATATATGTCGTGGTGTGACTGCGTGGAGATTACCTGATGGGGGTATTCCAATTGCTCAAACTAGAGATTTTGATTCAATTAGTGAGATGAATGATATGATTGTAAACAACATTAATAGTGTTGTTGGTCAAGATGATGTTTTGATTCACTTGGGAGATTGGAGTTTTGGGGGATTTGAAAATATCAAAAATTTTAGAGATAGAATTGTGTGTAAAGAGATTCACCTTATATTAGGTAATCACGACCATCACATTGAAAACAACCGAGAGGATTGTCAGGAAATGTTTGCAAGTGTTAATCACTACACAAAATTAATGTATAAGTTTGAGACATTGGTTTTAATGCACTATCCAATTGATTCTTGGGATGGGTTAAACAAAGGACACATCCACTTACACGGACACTGTCACTTACCTCAAACAAAAATTTTTGGTAAAGGCCGTAGAATGGATGTAGGAATGGATGGTAGTTTGTTCTTTTCACCATACGATTTAAGTAACGTAATTAAGATTGTTAAGGAAAGAGAGATTCGTTCAAATATGGATGGTGACCACCACACAGATGAGGTAATAACTGAAGATGGTAAAAAAAGAAAGTGATATGAGAGTTAAAGAAACAAAAACAGATTTATTCATATGTTCCTGTCATAGTACAGAACATCAAATGGTTGTATTATATTCTGAAGACGAAATTGATGGTATGACATATCCTATGGTTTATATTCACACACATCTTAATAAAAGACCATTTTGGCAAAGAGTTGGTTATGGATTAAGATATATTTTTGGGAGACAATGTAGATATGGTGCCTTTGATGAATTCATAATTAAATCGGAGGATGTTAAAGGTCTTGAAAAAATTATTAAACATTTAAAAGAATGTGAGGTATGATAAAAAATTTAATAATATTATTTTTATTTTTCACTTTGGTGTCTTGTGAAGCTGAAAAAAGAATTTATGAACATTCATATACTGATGAATGGTATTATATTGACACGATGAGATTTCAGGTTTACAAAACCAAATCAGGTAAAAGATATATCCTTGTGTTAAATGAACAACAAACAAAATATAAACGACAATACATAAAATTATGAAAGAATTATTTTTATTAAGAGGATTACCGGGAAGTGGTAAATCAACATTGGCAAAATCAATCGGTGGTGTTCATTACGAAGCCGATATGTATTTTATGAAAGATGGTGAGTATCAATTTGACATTACAGGATTAAGAGATGCTCATAGTTGGTGTCAGACACAAGTTAGTAATGCAATGCTTTTAAATTACTCGGCAAATATTAATGAACGAATTGTAGTTTCAAACACATTCACACAAGAGTGGGAAATGACACCTTATTTTGAATTAGCGGAAAAATATGGATACAGAGTTCATTCACTTATCGTAGAAAACAGACACGGAGGTGTTAATGAACACGGGGTTCCGGAAGATAAATTGGGGTTAATGAAAAAACGTTTCGAGGTGAAACTTTAATTGAAAAAATTATGTTAGAAAAACTAAACAAATATTACGAAGACGGATTACTTTACAAACAAGTACATCCAACACTTCCATTAACCATATGGAACTACACTGAAAAAGTTCAGTTCGAGAACCTATGGGATGAGGTGACCCTGATGTGTAGAGGTTTAGTTACCGATAACGAAGGGAATATGGTTGCAATACCATTCCAAAAATTCTTTAATATAGAAGAAGGTAAATTTACCCCAACTGAAAACTTTGAAGTATTTGAAAAAATGGATGGTTCATTAGGGATTGTGTTTTGGTATCAAGGTCAATGGGTGGTAGCCACTCGTGGTTCATTCACTTCTGACCAAGCAATCAAGGCGACAGAAATCCTTAAAAAATATAACAAAGATATTATGTTTAGACATTTGACTTTTTGTTTTGAAATTATCTATCCGGAGAACAGAATTGTTTTGGATTATGGTGATGATGAGAAACTAATTCTATTGGGGACATTTGATAAGAACGGGAAAGAAACCGATTCTGAGATTTGGTCACAATGGGGGTTTGATGTGGTTAAAAAATATGATGGTATTAAGGATTTTAATCAACTTAAATCCATGATTAAAGATGACCAAGAAGGATTTGTGGTAAAGTTCTCTAATGGAGATAGAATCAAAGTTAAAGGGGTTGAATATCTACGTCTTCACAAAATTATGACTAATGTTACCACAACCGGTATTTGGGAATATCTTAAAAATGGTGAGGATGTCATGGAACTATTAAAAGATGTTCCGGATGAATTTTACAAAAAAATTCAAAACTATGTTAAAGATTTGAGATATTCTTACTTCCAAATATCTGAAGATGCAGGTAAAAAGTTTGATTATATGATGTATGGGAAATATAACGACAAAGAACCTATCACAGATAGAAAAGAGTTTGCTGAGTGGGTATCAACCCAACCAAAACATTTGTCAGGAATTCTATTTAGAATGTTAGATAAAAAAGATTACTCTGAAATCATATGGAACCTAATCAGACCTGAATTTAAAAAATTGTAAAAAAGTGGGACATTAGTTCCACTTTTTTTATTTAATTACTATTTATAAGTTATATAAAACATTAAGTTAAAATTATGAGTGTATCTATAATAGTAGCGTTTATCACGGGGGTTTTAGGTCCTATTCTATTATTATTCATTAAGAATAAATTAGAAAAAAAAGCAGAAAAACCGGATATGGTATTGGAAACGTTAAAAGTCAGTGAGCTTGTAATGACCAAATTAGACCATATAAAGGAAGAATATAAAGGAGATAGAGTATGGGTTGCACAATTCCACAATGGAGGTAATTTCTATCCAACCGGAAAATCAATGGCAAAGTTCAGTATTATATATGAATCTGTTGCTCCGTCAGTATCATCAATACAAGGAAATTTTCACAATATACCTGTTAATTTATTTAGCCGTTCAATTAATCAATTATTAGAACATGATACAATTGAAATTCCTGATTTTAAAGATGATACAGTAGCGACTTTTGGTTTAAAATATATTGCAGAAGATACCGGATGTAAATCAGGATATCTTTTTGCGATAAAATGTATTGAAGGTAGATTTATTGGAATGTTAGGAATTGATTATACCAAGAAAAAAACAAAATTAAACGAAGAAACTGTAACTCAATTATTGGTTCAGTCAACATCAATTGGTGGTGTGTTAATGAACCACTTACAACAATAATATGAAAAAATTAATACAATTATTAGAAGCGAATATTCAGATATCATCTTTGAGTTGTGGAAACGTTAAAGTAGATAATGATAGTTCAAGTGATAAAGTTAATGAAAATTTATTGAAGGATATTTGTAAAGCGGCTAAAAATGCTAATGTTAGGGTTACTATAACTACAGCAATTTCAGGTCATAGTGCGGAAACGGCATCAGGAAACGCAAGTAGACATCCATCAGGTAATGCTGTCGATATTAGTTTAGTTAATGAAACTCCGGTTAAAACTCCATCAAATAGAGGTAATGTTGATAATTTTGTTAATCAATTAGAAATATTAGGATATACTAAAAATTCAGAATCAGGAAATCCTAAATCAGTTTTAACGTTTGGTTTTCCGGGTCATGATAATCATGTTCATGTCTCAAATACTGAACAAACTTCAACAACATCATCTAGTGGTACAACATCGACTAGTGGGGCTACAGCAACAGGAGATAGTCCTGAATCTATAAGTACAAATATTTTAAATAGTTTTATTGGGGATACGTTTGGTAAAGCTTTAGGATTAAAAGAACAACGAGTAAATAAGGAAATAGATAAAATTAGAAACTTATTAAAATAAAAAAACCCCTCCGTTAAGAGGGGTTTTTTGTTTTAGATTACTTCACTTGAGTAGTATCTACTTGTGTAGTGTCTACGGCTGTTGTATCTACTGATACTGAATCAACCGCTGTTGTATCAACAGATGTTGTTGATTCTTCTGTGTTTACTTGTTTGCAAGATGTTAATGATAACGTTGCGATAACTGTAAGAGCTAATAATACTTTTTTCATAATACTTTTGTTTTAATTAAATTTTAAGTTCGTTAAATAAATAGGTTATTAAAACCACGAAGTCAAACATTATATTAAAAAAATTCACTTAATCGTTATAGTAAAAAATTTTTAAAAATATTTTTAGATAATGTTTGGTGGAAAGAAAAAAAGTATTATCTTTGTACTCACAAAACGGATAAGATATGACTAAAGAGAAATTGTATAGAAGTGTTAATGGTGAATACCTATATTTGTTTAATTGGATTGGTGGTGGTTTTAATGATGTGTGGGCTCCAAGTAAAAGAGAGGCGTATGCTCGTGTAATGAGAGAACAAAAGGAACACGAGAAGAAATATCCTACTCACGTTAAGTTGAGACCTGATTACAAGTCCATGAGAAAATGTACTTATTCTCAGTATCAAGCACAAAACCGAATGGGTTGGATGATGAGTTGTTAAAAACTACTTGAGTAAGTGGGAGTGGTCAATCAACAACCCAAAGAAGTTTCAGGTAAAACTATATTTAAAAGAGGACGGCCGAGCCTATAATAGAGTAAGTAGGAAGTTAGTGTTTTTTAGGAGGATTGAATCAGTTTTTAACATTAACGAAACATAGTCAGGAGACCATTGGTTGGTATCACCTCCCCAAGGTTGAGTAACGGTAAGGCCGACTCTTTATGGTAAAGACGGAACAGGTTCGAATCCTGTCCTGACTACAAAAAAAAATTAAAAAAAAGTTTGACAGATAAAAATAAATGTCTTATCTTTGTACAAGAAATAAAGTTCATAAAAATATTGAAAGATTAGTGTGGGTGTCGTGTCGAGGTTTCAAATCCCTCCGGATTTATCCGTAGCTCAGATGGTAGAGCATACACCCACATTTTTTTTACATGGTATTGTAGCTCAGTGGAAGATTTATCTTCCTTGGTAGAGCAAGAGTAACGAAAGACTCTGTGCCGCAGGTTCGAACCCCGCCGATACCACAAATAAAAAAAAATTAAAAAAAAGTTTTATAAAGTGCTTGACAAATGAAAAAAATCACTTATCTTTGTAAAACAATTGAGGGAAACCTTAAACGTTCTTAGAAATTTTAGATTATCCATTACACACTTCGGTGATGTAAGAAACGATAATGGGTGGTATATCATCCTTAAATAAACCGGGAAACCGGGATAAAGTGGAATCATTAGTGTTATTGGTTCTGCGGCTTCTGAAAGGGAGCTCGAGTATACAAGTCGGATATCACCTGACCTTCAGTATTGAGGGCAACGCTTTAGAGAAAGTGGTTGGGTGACCGGGCGATGTGGGTCGTCAGGTTGAGGTGGGAACACCAACAAGAATAACCGATAGGGATTATGTGAGAAATAGGGTCATCCAACCTTATAATTACGGATTCCAATATCAAAGGGGACTTAAAACCGAAAGGTAAGTTAGAGAACGAGTGGTGTCGCTACTAACCTTACGAAACATCTACCAAGATGTCAGTTTGAAGTAATCTTAAAATATGAGAGTGGGGACACTCTACCGAGTAGATTAGTATTTTGTTGTTCAAAAGATAACGAAGCTTACGACAGACCTCTACTTGGACACATCCACAACACAATTAACTTATAGGACATTTTAAGTAAAACTAAAAAGATACATAAGCAAAAGTGTCTGTCAGGTATCATCGACAAGGTGACTACATAGTAACGAGCCGTTCGTTGCACAGGATGACCGCAAGTCAGAATGTATTCTTACGAAAAACCTCTACGGAGTCGAATCCGGAGTCAGCCCGCAAGGTTGAAGAGAGTTGAATAATAAGAGAGTAGATGATATCTCAAGGAGTAATTGGTCTAACCAATTGTCACTGAGGATTACCATTCAAAAGATGGTGGAAAAGAAGGGAAACAATAATCCTTCCGAAGATTCTTAATAACACGAGTATTCTCATCGTATTAGCCAAAAAGGTGTTACAGAAATGTGACACCTTTTTTTGTTTATACCAATTTTTATATTATCTTTGTCCTATGAAAAAATCAATTAACATAGTCAATAAGAAAGCCAAGTTTGAGTATTCATTCTTAGAAACCCTAATTGTGGGAATCAAATTAGTTGGTTCAGAGGTGAAGTCCATCCGTCAAGGAAAGGTCTCCATATCTGAAGGGTATTGTTATTTTAATGATGGGGAATTGTTTATAAAGGGAATGAACATCTCCGATTATGGTTATGGGTCATTCCATGAAACAGTTAAAGATAGAAAACTATTGGCCAAGAAAAAAGAACTAAATAAGTTGGAACGTGAGTTAATAAACGGGACAACCATCATTCCTTATCGTGTCTTCATAAATGACACCGGATTGGTTAAGATGGAGATTGCTCTCGCCAAAGGAAAAAAACTCCACGATAAACGAGATAGTATTAAATCTCGGGATATTGAAAGAGATATGAAAAGGGACTTGAAATAGTTCCTTTTTTTATTATAATTAAATTATGAATTTATTAATACCTACTAAAATAGAAATTAAACCCTCACCAGGAAAAGGAATGGGGGTCTTTGCTATTGACGTTATTCAAAAAGATGAGGTAATTGAAGAATGTCATTTAGTAAAATTACCCACAAAAAAATGGGAAAAATCAAAACTACTTGATGATTATAGATTTTGTTATCCTCAAGGACCAAATTGGGAAGAATATGTGATTCCATTAGGTTATGGGTGTATATATAATCATTCAGATACAAATAATGCTATGTGGAGAAATCATCCAACAAAAAGAGCATTCCAATTTTATGCTTTACAAACAATCCAACCCGGTGAAGAAATTTGTACAAATTATGGTGATGGTTATTTATGGGGTGGGGGTCACCAAGAAGTTAAAATGTAATAAAATTATCAGTTCAAATAAACAAATAAATAAAACACAGAAATTATGATTATAGGAATGTTTTTAGGTATGGTTATGGTTCTCGGGATACTGGGGGTTATAGTTGTGGTTAGGATGTATTCAAACATCAAAAAATTAAAAGGATTGGTTAGAACTCAACAAGAAATAATAAATAATATTTATTTAAGAATAGATGAGGTAGACCAAATGATTAACCGTCGTATTGATGGTGAGATTGATAGAACAAATAAATTAAATGAAACAACGAATAGACATATTACGACTCATATTGACGAAATATATAGATTTGTTGATTCAAGATTAGATAAATTAACGAATAAATTGAATCCGAGTAAAAAGGATTTATTACAAGATTAAAAAATAAACATTGAACTGATAATAAAAAAACCCATCGTAATGATGGGTTTTTCTTTTGGTGGAGGTAGAGGCTTCGAAGCCTCGTGTTGCTCACCCTAAGTGTTCAGGACTACACGTTTAGGACATTGTTTAAGCTAACAATCCGAAATTTCACAATTCCCTTATTTTTGAGTGGTTCGGTTTATTGAGAACTAATCCTCCACTTGTACCTTTTCGGATAGGTACCACACCTTTGTAAAAGCTTCTGTTCCTAGGCGTAATGCTCACCGGCCCGAATGTGTGTTTGCTTACGCTACGTTCACAAGCTCGTCTTGACGTACAAGACCTACTAGAGCCATTTTGTTTAAAATGTTGCCATTTATAATTTTGTCATCCATAGATTTAAGTGATAGGAAACTTCTCACTACGTGCCCCAAATAAGTAGATATGCCAGTCAATACCATTTTACCCCCATATTTTGATACCACAAAGATAATACATTTTTGGATAAATCCAAATAAAATTATATTTATTATTAAAATAAATATCAATGCCTGACACAAAGGATTTTCACGGGATGAAAAATATATTATTAGATAATGAAGATTGGATGGTTGTAGACCCATTGGACTACGATTCCTTTGTTTATTACGCACCGGAAAACTATAAAGACAGATGGAATCAATTTAAAGAGGGGGACACTTATTTTATTATAGATAAAAATAAGGAACCAATTCAAACATCAGTTATTCATAAAACACAAGATAATAAAATAGAATATTATGGTGGTGAAGCAACCAGACACAGAGAATTAAATAGAAGTGAATTTGAATCCGATTTACCGGATGAGGTTAAATCCGTTGTTGATAATATTGTGGGTCAATCAGATGTTTACAAATTACTATTGGATGTTAAAAACGGAGAAAAAGTAACGTCTAATCAAATGCAAAGAGCTGACGACCTTGTTTGGAAGTTCATATATAATGAGAAAAATCCAACTAAAAGTATGGTTAAACTTCAGTTTGATGATATGGAGGATTATTTAAAATTATTTGATATTGACGAATACGATATTCCTTTTGCGGAATCGGTTTATTCTTATTATGATGGAGCCAATTTTATTGATTATGACCACGGATATAATGAATGGAATGAAGGATATCTTTTATATCAATTTTCAGATGACAATTTAACTAAATTAAAACAAATACTTCGACTTATTAGTCCATCTACCGCTAAATTAGATACTGATGAAGACAAAGAACAATCTAGTAAATTATTAGAGAAAATGTTTCCAAATGAGGTTGATTACATTATTACTGATTGGACTGACGAAGAAAATGCTAGTAGAAATAATGGTGCCAAAGAATGGATTGAGGGTGACGTGTGTGATTATTTTTCTAATTATGGTTTAATTAGACAAGATTGTTTTAGACAGTATTACACCACTGTGAGTATATTATTATCTTTATATAACAACGTTGGAGATAAAACATTATCTTTACGAGAAGTGTTAAAAAATATTGGTCATAGAGATAGTAATATTGGCGGATGGGATGAGAATAGGTGGGAAATTGATAGTGTCAGCTTTGATGAAAAATCATTCAATGAATCTGTGGAAAGACAACTTGATAAAATCTTTGAAAAAATAGAAGATTCTGATGAATTTATTGATGTTTATGAATACTCTAATATATTCAATAGAATTACTAAAAATTATCATCTTAACAACAGATATGAAACTAAATCAGGTAGAGAGTTTTTTATTAGAAAAATCGACCCGGCAACAAATAAAATTGTTGTTCAAGTGTTTAAAAAAGATGGTGGTGGATTGGAAGATAGAAGTTACACCGAAGAAGAATTTAATAACTTTTTAGTTTCTCCCGAGTTATTTGAAGGGTTTATTAGAATAAACTAATAAAATCTTTAATATTGTCATATTTTATATTATCTTTGTTGAATGGATAGAGATTATGAATTATTAAAAGAAGTTTTGTCAGTTCCGACAAAAACATATCAAGAAGACCTTATGGTTGAGTTTCTAATCAAATGGTTAGAAGACAATGGGATTCCATTTAATATGGATGAGCATAATAATATTTATGCGGTTAAACAAACCGATGAATTTATTGAATATTTCCCTTGTGTGATTGCTCATACCGACACGGTCCACTCTTTGGATAACATTATTATTCGTGAGGAAACATTACCTAACGAACAAAAAGTTTTAAAACCATCCCTAAAAGCGTATAATCATTTTGGACACCCAACAGGTATTGGTGGTGACGATAAATGTGGGGTTTTTGCTTGTTTGGAATTATTAAAAGAATTACCAAATTTAAAAGCGGCATTCTTTGTATCAGAAGAAACCGGATGTCATGGTTCTAAAAAGGCCGACCCAAATTTCTTTTTAAATGTTGGTTATGGTATTCAGTTTGATGCTCCGGGAAATGTTATGGTTAGTGAATATTGTATGGGAACACAATTGTTTGAAAGAGATAGTGAATTTTTTAAAATTTGTGATGTAGCATTAAACGAAGGGTTTAACGGTAGACATGACTATCAATCTCACCCATATACAGATGTTTACGCATTAAAGAATATCTTTGATTTCTCCTGTATCAATTTTGCGATAGGTTATTACAACTATCACACCCCAAATGAGTATGTTGTTGTCGAAGATGTTTATAGTGGAATAGAGACCGGTAAAAAGATGATTGAGGGGTTAGGATATAAGAAGTATCCGTTTAAAGTTGATAGTAAATATTTTAAATTGTTTTAATAAAAAAAGAGGACTTAATGTTCTCTTTTTTTTTCGATATATTTATAATAAAAAGATAACGATATGAAAAATTTATTTAATGACATTTCTCAAGATGAGAAAAATAGAATCCTTGAGATGCACTCAGGTAAAAAAAATGTAATTTCTGAACAGGGAGTACCAACTCCTACTCCTAAAAAAGAAAAAAAGGTAACACCTCAAATGTTAGACTCAGTTTTGAGAAAACTTAATTATTCGATAGAAACAGGGGGTTCTGAATTAAAATTTATGAAAAATATACCTGAAAAAAAATTAACGTTATTTGTTACTTTTAATCCTGATTATGCTATTGTTAAAACCAAAAAAGTTAAAGAACCTAGTCAGGTAGGAACTAAAGATAAAATTCACGGAATGGGATTAGCAATTGAACCTAAAAAGTTTCCTTTATTGTCAAAACCTAATATTTTACAAGAATTTGAAAGGTTTCTTATGAGTTTTGAAAAATAATTTAATATAAAAAAAGAGGACTAATTGTCCTCTTTTTTCTTTCTTGTCTTTTTGGTAGGTTCTGTTTTGACCACCACTTCTTTCTCTACGGATACAAGGGTGTATGGAACACCCTCCACCATATTTCCTTTGATAATCTCTTCAGATACAAAATCCTCAATCTTATCTTGGATAGCTCTTTTGATTGGTCTTGCCCCGTAGGTTTCATCAAATCCAACTTCAGAGATTAGTTCTAAAATACTTTCATCAAATGTTATGTTATATTTCAATCCAACCAATCTTTTAGATAGTTTGTCCAATTCCAATTTAACGATTTTCTTAACGTCTTCTTTAACCAAAGAGTTAAAGATAACAACCTCATCAATTCTGTTTAAGAATTCCGGAGTAAAGAATTTCTTAAGTTCTTTTTTAAGTGTCTCACGTTTGTATTCTTCTTCTACATAAGAACTAGCTCCTGTTTTAAAACCAACCCCTGAACCAAAATCTTGTAATTTTTTAGCTCCAACATTTGATGTCATAATGATGACACAATTTTTGAAGTTAATCTTTCTCCCCATACCATCGGTAAGGTGACCATCGTCTAATACTTGAAGAAGTGTTGAAAAGATATCTTTGTTTGCTTTCTCAATTTCATCAAATAGAATTACAGAATAAGGTTTGTTTTTCACTTGTTCGGTTAATTGTCCACCTTCATCGTATCCAACGTATCCCGGAGGTGCTCCAATTAATCTTGAAATGGTGTGTTTTTCTTGGTACTCGGACATATCCACACGAATCATATTATCTTCGCTACCGAACATTTGTTTCGCTAGTTGTTTTGCCAAGTATGTTTTACCAACACCTGTTGAACCTAAAAAGATGAATGAACCGATTGGTTTGTTCGGGTCTTTAATACCAATTCTGTTTCTACGGATTGATTTTGCAATCTTTGAAACTGCTTCAGATTGTCCAATAACTTTATCAGATAGATTTGTTTCCATCTCTGACAATAGTTTGGTTTCATCAGCATTTAATTTGGTAACTGGAATTTTTGTCATATTGGAAACCACTTCATAAACTAAATCCAAAGTGATTTCTTTTTTGTGTGTAAGAAGTTCTTCTTCAAACTTTTTCTTTTCAGCTTCAAGTTTGGTTAAGATACGTTTTTCTTTATCACGTAGGTTTGCCGCCTCCTCGTATCGTTGTTGTTTTACTACATCAATTTTTTCTTGTTTAATGTTTGACGCTTGAAGTTTCAATTTTTCAATTGAATCTGGCATTTTCACATCTACCTGACTTCTCGCTCCAACCTCATCAATAATGTCGAATCCTTTGTCCGGGAATTCTCTATCTGTGATATAACGGTCTGCTAAATCAACACATACAGACAATACTTCATCAGTATAAGTTACCTTGTGGTAGTTCTCGTATTTGTCTTTTACATTTTTAAGGATGATTAATGTCTCTTCTTTGGTTGCAGCATCCACAACAACTTTTTGGAAACGTCTTTCTAACGCTCCGTCTTTCTCAAAGTTTTTTCTGTATTCATCCAAAGTGGTTGCCCCAACACATTGAATCTCTCCACGAGCAAGTGCTGGTTTGAAGATATTCGACGCGTCCATTGAACCTGATGAATTACCTGCTCCAACGATTGTGTGGATTTCGTCAATGAATACAATGATGTTTGGTTCGTTTTGAAGTTCTTCGATAATGACTTTCATTCTTTCTTCAAATTGTCCACGATATTTTGTTCCCGCAACAATTGATGTCATATCTAATGACACAATTCTTTTGTCCATTAAGTTTCTTGGACAATCCCCATTATAAATCATAATGGCAAGACCTTCAACAATTGCGGTTTTACCACAACCAGGTTCACCAATAATAATTGGGTTATTTTTCTTTCTACGTGAAAGGATTTGTGCAATTCGAGTGATTTCTCTTTCTCTACCAACCACCGGGTCAAGTTTACCCTCTTCGGCAAGTTTTATTAAATCTCTACTAAAATTGTCTAATACGGGAGTTGATGAATCAGTTTTAACTGCTTTATTTCCACCGTTACTTCCACCATCCATAGATTCTGTCATAATTAATTGTTTTATTTAAGTATAAGGGTTATTTTCACTTTTTCAAATGATTGGAACAAAAGTAATGCAAATATTTGAATGGACAAAACAAATTTAAATTATATTTATTGAAATGGAACATAAAAAACATTGGATGAAATATATTGACACGTTAGGTGTTGATAATGAGTTGTCTCAAACTTATTACAATTTACGTAAGGCGTTTAAACGTGAGGGGTGGACCGAAGAAGATTTGAAAAGTCCCCCATATTATCCGACTGATATAATGAGAAATTTTCAAAAATTTTCAGATTTAAGAAATGAAGTGTTTTTTGAAATAAAAAGTTTTTTCGGTGATGTTGACCATAATGAGTTTAGTGATTATCTTATGGATAAACTAAAAATAATCGACTTAAAAACACCTTTAGATAATGGCGATAAAAAAAGAAATAATAGACGGGACTAAAATCATCAATGAGATTGAGTCAACAAACATCGTAAGAACTGAATACGATACTACTACAAAAAAAATGATTGCTGAATTTAAAAATGGGGCTAAATATGAATATGAAGATGTACCTCATAATGTTTATACCAAATTTAGATTGGCGGAATCTCAAGGAAAATACTTCACCACAGATATATCTAAAAAATTCAAATACAAAAAAGTATAACAATTATACTTATTTAAGTATTTATTGTTAATGAGTAATTTAAAAAGTATATTATCTAGCTTTCATCTACAAGATGAGTTAAATCCTAAAATTTGGGAACTACCTAATGAAAGGTATATGTCCGACCCAAAAGGTCAGGATGAAATCATGGTGCCAAAGGTTAGAGAACGTCTACTTCAAATTGCTTACGAATTTATTGACTTTATTGGTGTGGATATGGTTGTGGACGATGTTGTTATGACCGGTTCATTAGCAAACTACAATTGGTCAAAATATTCTGATATTGACCTACACATTCTTGTTGACTTCAAACAATTCTCGGAAAAAGAATTACCTTTATACGAAGAACTATTCCGATTAAAGAAAACATTATATAACGATAAACATAATATTACCATTTTTGGTTATGATGTTGAATTGTATGTTCAGGATACAAGTGAACCTCACACTAGTAGTGGAGAGTATTCTGTATTGATGGATGAGTGGATAACTAAACCAAAAAAAGAAGATGTTGAGATTGACACAACGTTAATTAAAACTAAATCTGAAGAATGGATGAAAATGATTGATGATGTAATCAATGATGCTGAAGATGAGGATTCGTTAGAAACTTCTAAAGAAATTATAAATAAATTTAAAGATAAACTTAAAAAATACAGAACACGAGGTTTAGAAGATGGGGGGGAATTCTCAAATGAAAACTTGGTTTTTAAAGTTTTAAGACGAAATGGTTATATTCAAAAACTATTTGATTTTCAAACAAAACACTCAGATAAAAATCTTTCTTTGAAAGAAAGGTATATATATTAATAAATAAAAATTATGGGAAAAAAAATTATAAAACTAACAGAATCAGAATTATACAATTTAGTTAAAAAAGTTCTTCAAGAACAAGAAGAAAAAGAAGAAGAAATTGATGAATCTTTTTATAAATTAGGAAGTGAATTTTATTTTAAAATTAATCAAAATTACTTATATTCAATTGTTGATGTTGCTGATGGACAACAGTGGAAATATGTAAATGGTGATTTATATAATTTTAAAGTTAATTATAAAACAAAAGAATTAGTTTCAGATTATGGTTGGGGTTTAAATTTTGAACTTACTGACAAATATTGGCCTGACCTTTATTCATCTTCGGTAGGTGGTGAGCCTTTAGTACCATTACAAAATGCTAATATGGATTATAAATTTGTTGCAATGGCACCAAATGACCGAAGACTCCCATCTCCAACCGACAAATCAAAGGTTGGTTCACCAACACTTTACACTGCAAAGATAATAAAACAAGACTTAAGTTTATTAAAGGGTAGATATGAAGAATCTAAAGATGATACAATATCTCCGGTAATGTATGTTAAAAAAGGAGGATATGGAATTTTAATACAATTGTTTCCTGGTGCTAGTGCTAAATATTTTTCAAATAAACCTACACCTGAAACACCTGAAGACACACCAGAAGATACACCATTTGAATTAAATATTGAAAGTCCATTTAGATTTAATGAGACTAATTTAACAGATGAGGCTAAACAAGAATTTAAAGATTTTATCAAATCAATTAAAACTAATTATTCTGATGCTACAGGAGATGTAGAAGTAATATCATCAGCATCTATCGATGAAGACCCTGAAGGTAAACTTAAAACAGGTCAAAAAAGAAAAGATTATAATATGGATTTATCTAAAAAAAGAGCAGAAACAATTGCTTCACTTCTTAAAAATAGTTTACCGGGAATTAAATTAAATTTTATACCTAAAGGTATTGGAGAAACTGACCAATTTGCTAAGGGTAAAAAATGGCCTGACGTAACAGATGAAAATCAAACGGCACCTAATAGAAGATTAATTATTAAACTTCCACAAATAACTAAAAAAGGGTCTTAAAGACCCTTTTTTTTATTAAAATATTTTAATGGTGATAGTTTTTTTCTCTGTAGTATTATCGTCAAAACAAAAAACCATAACGTATTTATTAAGTTTTAATAGATTTTCATTATAATTAAGTGATTTTAATGTAACTACTCCAGTTTTTTTCTCTAAAATATATGTGTATTCTGAATGAGAGTAATTATGATGTAAATTGTCAGATAACTCAAATTCCCCAAAAAATTTAACAGCGGATAATTTAGTGATATCTAATTTGTAGGTATCCATTAATAATTTAACTGATATGGAATCTCGTGTAAACACTTTATCTAATTCATAATATTTACCGGCTTTTATTGCATGTTGACCAAAAGATAAACTTGAAATAAAAATAAAAAGAATAATGGTGATTAATTTTTTCATATCTGTTGATGTTTTAATATTTATACAAAGATAATATTTTTTTTTTAATTCACAACTATTTATAAATAAAATTCGTTGATATAAATCTTTTTTAAATAAAAAATAGGTATTATCAATAATAAACCTGTCGGGATTACAACATTTTTGATTCCGAATATATTTATATATAAAATAATTTTATAAAAAATTAACAAATGGGAAATAATTTAAAACCGATTGGTAGCGAAAAATTACAAGGTATGGAGAAAATTCAACGTATCATGGAAATCGCAAAATACAATGAAAACATACCTACACCGATAAATGAGAACACATCAGTTGACTATAATAGAACATTAGCCGACGGTAGAAATTATCAAATTATTAAAGAAAAAAATGGTTATATCATTAAAAGAAGTTTGACTGAATCTACTGATGAAGTGGATTATTTAGAGCCAATGAAAAATAGAAAGTATTATTCATCTTATTCTCAAGCGTTCAAAAGGCTTAACTTAATTGCAAAAGAAGTAAATGTTAATGAAGGTCAAGAGGCTAACGTTAATTTATTTTATGAAAATGATGCTACCAAGTATATTTTAAAAATGAAAGGTGGAGAAACAGAAGAACAAGCACCGGCACCGGCTCCAGCTCCCGCTCCGGCACCTGCTCCGGCTCCCGCTCCGGCTCCCGCTCCGGCTCCCGCTCCGGCACCTGCTCCGGCACCTGAAGACGAATTTGATATTGATGATACAGAAGAACTTGATTTAGGTGATGACGAAATGGATACTGAAGATGACGAAATTGTTACGTTAAAAGTTATTCAAAAGTTAACCGGTAAATTGGCTCAAAAATTAAGAGCGTTTGAAGATGCTCAAGAAGACGAACCAATGACTTCTAAAGACATTAAGTATGTTATTAACTCAATCTTATCAGCTTTAGATTTAGCATCTTTAGATGAGGAAGATAAAGAAGAAATAATGAATAAATTTGAAGATATTGAAGCTGACGATTATTTAGGTGGTGACGATATGGATGGTGAAGATTTAACTGATGATAGTGAAGTTGAAGATATCCAAGCTGATATGGATGTAGAACCTGAAATGGCCGAAGGATTTATGTATGATGACGTTGACGAAGATAATCCTGATGATTTTGAATTTGATTTTGAAGTAGAAGACGAATTACCTTCTCACCCAAGACATAGAAGATTAAGACCTCATTCAATGAAAGACAGCCACGCTGACCGTTTAGAAGGTATGTTTGAAGGTATGTTCACAGAATCAAAAGTTGATGAAGTATTAAGAGGTTATTTTAAAATAGACCAAAAAGAAAAACAATTAATTGAAAATAAAAAACAAAAAGTTAATTTAATTAAAGAAGATAGAAAAAATAAGATTTCTAAAATCAAACAAATTTCTGAAAGTATTTCTCAAGAAGTTGCTTCTACAAAATTAATAACAAAATATCCGGGAGCGAAATTAGTTGGTAAAACTAACAAACATAACTTGGTATTTGAAATGAATAATAAACAACTTAGAGTAAACACTAAAGGTGAGATACTATGAGTTATTTAATATATGTTAACGAATTAGGACCAAATTATAAAGGGGATAACATATATGAATTTATTTTCTCGGATAGTTTGGAAAACATTTGGGGTGAAAACTGGGATGCTAAACCATCCAACAGATACCCACTCCCACCTGATTTAGAACACATAAAAAAAGTAGGAGTTTTGAAGAATGATATGATAACCATGTCAGTAATTCAAAACTCTGATTATTTTTCGATGATTGATTCTATGGATGGGATAATTGCTTTGGGGTATGAAAATGAAAGTGATGACGTTGATTTTGATAGACAAACTAGATTAGTATTTTCGTTTGGTGAAACAGAAGAATCAGTAAAAAATAAATTATATGAACGAGACATCGTTTTAGAATTTGAAAAAAAAGTTGTATATGAACACTAATCAAAAAAAATTGAAACTTATTAAAGAAGGATTTAAAGCTTCAACATTACAATATTTGTCGGATAAACAAATTAACGCATTATTCAATAGATTACAAGAACAAGTTAGTGCTGTAACAGAACCTGCCAAAAAAGGGTATAAAATTGGTGAAAAAGGTGGTAACTTACCTGCGGCGCCTAAAGGTTATAATATTAATAAAAATACTGATGGTAGTATAACTGCGATACCTAATGAACAAAAAGATTTAGGTGAAGATACTGAAGTAGATAAAGATGACGAAGATAAAGGTGAAGTAAGTCAAGACCCTGTACAAGTACAAGGACCTGATGGAATGGATGATGATTCGGATAACCAACTTCAAGAAAAATTTGAATCTAAAAGTCAACAAAAATATTTCTTTGCAAGATGTAATGATAAAACACAATCTAAAAAAATTAGAGATAAGTGGTGTAGAATGGCTGATGAGTTTGCTAAAGATACCAAATTTAATAAATTACCTGAAAAGAAAAAAGAACCAAAAGAAAATTTTAGTTTTGACGATTATACTAAAAAAGTAGGTGCGGCATTGGCAGGTGGAATGAAAAATAATTTGACTAAAATATCTCCAAGTGTTAATATTGGTGAAAACGAAATAGAAAAACAAATTATGAGATTAGTTGAAAAACATATAACACCTAAAATGTCTAAAAAAGATTTTTTAAGTTTAATTGGTGAGGACACAAAAACTGCTCCGGCAAAACCAAAAGTTAAACCGGGGACAAAACCGGGAACAGATTCACCATACAAACCTAAACCGGGTGTTAAACCAGCTCCTAAAGCTAAAAAAGAAATTGACGAAGATACTAAAACGGCGCCTGTAAAACCAAAAGTTAAACCAGGTACAAGACCGGGAACAGATTCTCCTTACAAACCTAAACCGGGTGCTAAACCGGCACCTAAAGCTATTAAAAAAGAATTACCTACTTGGTTATCGTTTGATAGTATAGGTCTTAAAATTGATTAATCATGAGTTTAAATATAAAAATAGAAGAGATTTTAAAAGCTAAAACAAAATTAGAAAGAAAATTATCTGAAGGTACAATTACTAAAAATGAACGTTCATTACTTAAAGAAATTAAAAGTAGTTTAGTTGAAGCACCAATTGATTATGAAGGTCCTGAAAGAATGGAACCGGGTATCGAAAGAAAAATTACTTCAAAACAAACTCCATTTAATCAAAATCCAGCTTTACCAAAAGATGGTGATAAAGATTATATTGAAGTAATCTCCTCTAAACGTTTTAAGGATTCTGTAGACAAAGTAAGAAGATATTTGGGGGATACTACCGCAATTCAAGGAAACAATCCAATGATGGGTCTAATGTCGACAGTAATGAATGGTTTGCAAAGAATTGTACAGGTTGAATCTCAAAATAAAGAATATCTTGAAAGATTAGCAGTTAATTTAGTTGTTAAAGAACTTGGTATTCCTGAAGGGTCATTACAATTCGATGCTCAATTAGTTCACGGACCTATGGCTGCGGCTCAAGGAATGCAGACAGAACCTCAACAACCTAGTGATGAAGAAGTTAAAGACGCATTTAAAAAGGCGGAAGACCATTCTGAAGAATTAGAGGATTTTGCTGATGAATTTGAAAAATTTAATTTAGAAAAATCAAAAAGAAGATTAATTAACTCGTTAATACAAGGAGCGGCTTTTAAAGGTGGTCATATGTATGTGTTAGTTAGTGATGAATTAAGTAGATTAGACCCTAACTTACTTAATCATTATGGTGTTACACAAGCCCTTATGGAACACTTATATTGGTTATACCCGGATATGGAAGGTATGGCAGGTTCAGGTGGTGGACAAATGGGTCAAAGTGAAGTGGATGATGAAACAGACCCACCAACAGTTAAGGCAAGAGCTATGACGTTTCCATTATTAGTTCACGAATTAGTGAAAGGTGTTTATGAAGTATTTGGAACACATGGTTTACCTGATGACCCAAAACAAGCCGAAATGGTTTTAGGGGCGGAAGATACATTACCTGCCGAAATATGGGATTCTAGATTAGGTCCAATATTTTGGGAAAAATTTTTAGAGGCGTATCCTGATAAATTGTTTGATGATGATATGAAACACATCCAACATTATTTATTTGTGAGATTCTCGAAACTATCAGCACAAGAGTTTTTAAGAGTAGCTAAACTAATATTAGAAGGAAACCCACAAGGTGCTCAATTTATTCAAAGAATGGTTGACGAAATCGTTAATGATTTGAAAAAAGATGAGTATGATGAAAAAATGGGTGACGATAATGATGATGACGACTACGGTGACGACGACTTGGATGATTTTGATTTGTCGGCACTTGGGTTCTAAAAACCAAACCGACTTATGTCAAATTTAACAAAAGAACAAGTATTAATTGAATACGTAAAATGTAATCGAGATGTTGAATACGCACTTAGAACGTATTTAGAAACATATGATAATACGGTTAAAAAATATGTTCCATTAGAACTTTTTCCTGACCAATTATCTTTATTAGAAGATTACGAAGAATACAATGAAAACATTGCATTAAAGTACAGACAGGCCGGGGTATCAACAGTTACCGCGGCTTGGATGTCACGAAAGTTAGTATTCGCAAGAAAAGAAACCCCCGAAAAAATATTGATTATCGCCAATAAGTTGGATACTTCACTGGAGATGGCTAATAAAATAAAAGCGTTCGTTGCTCAATGGCCGTCTTGGACAGGTGTAGATTTTGATAAAGCAAAAAATTCCCAAAAACATTATAAATTAACAAATGGTTGTGAGGTTAAAGCCGTTGCGACATCGAAAGATGCCTTGCGTGGGTTTACACCAACAATACTTGTATTTGACGAGGCGGCGTTTATCGAAGCTGACAGTGACTTTTGGGCTGCTTGTATGGCGTCCCTATCTACGGGGGGTAAAGTAATTGTTGTTTCAACTCCAAACGGATACGACCCAATTTACTACGAAATATATGACCAAGCATTACGTAATATGAATGACTTCAAAATTACCGAGATGTTTTGGTATCGTGACCCACGTTATACTAAAGATTTATTCTTGGTAAAAACTGATGATATAATTCATTTCCTATTGAATAAAGAAGATTATAAACCAGATGAATTTCTTGATTGGTCTAAAATACCTTATGAAAATAGAAATTATAAAGAGTTAAGAATTATTATGGATGCCGGGTATAAACCTTGTTCATCTTGGTTTGAGGCGATGGTTAAGAAATTAAAATACGATAAACGTAAAGTATCCCAAGAGTTAGAATGTAACTTCTTAGGTTCGGGGGATAACGTATTTGATTCTCTTATGATGCAAAAGATTCGTGAAAATATGATTCTTGAACCTATATCAAAGTTAATGGGGAATGCTCTTTGGATTTGGAAAGAACCTGTGATTGGACATAAATACATTATGGGTGTCGACGTTTCTCGTGGGGATTCTGAAGATTTTAGTTCATTCCAAATTGTCGATTTTGATACTCAAGAACAAGTCGCTGAGTATGTGGGTAAATTACCTCCGGACACTATGGCGGAAATTTGTCACAAATGGGCGACAAACTATTCTTGTTTTGTGGTAATAGATATCACTGGAGGTATGGGTGTTTCAACATCAAGAAAACTTCAAGAAATGAATTATAAAGATTTATATGTTGATGGTGTTGACACGGCAAACAAATGGAAATACGACCCAAAAGCTGCGGAGAAAATTCCGGGAATAAACTTTAATAATAAAAGAGTTCAAATTATTGCTTCGTTTGAAGAAGTAATGAGACATGGATTTAGAATTTATAGTTCTCGTTTGTATAATGAAATGAATACATTTATTTATATGAATGGTAGACCTGACCACCAAAAAGGTCATCACGACGATTTAATCATGTCTATTGCGATGGCAACCTACGTTGCTGAATCATCGTTTAGTAAATTAACTAAAGTTACTGAACATACTAAAGCGATGATTGATTCTTGGGCGGTCACTAATAATGACAATGTAAGTGAATCATTAGCGTTTAACCCCGTAATACCAAATACTCGAGAAAGAATTGGTCAATTTAGTAATGGAAATATAAGTCGAGACGATTATATGAAATATGGCTGGTTATTTGGTACAAGATAATATTTATCAAATAAACATAAATGGGTATTACCGATAGAAAAACTTCTACTTTAAATAATAGTATAACATTTGATGCAAATGCAGATTTGTATGCTAATGCAACTCTTAATTTGGGTGTCGGTAAATCAGGTGGTTTTGTAAATCGAAAAAAATCAGGTAAAATTTTCGCAGGGTCTAGAATGGTTGTTCCTGGTCAAGATATTTTAAGTGTTAAAGTATTTGAACCTGATTTTAATAGACCTAGAACTATTGACACATTTAGTGGAGCTCTTCCACCAACACCAACGGCAGAACCAACACCTACTCCAACACCTACACCACCACCAACGGGTACGCCAACACCTACGCCAACACCTACAATGACACCTTCACCAATTGTTGAGATTTGTTACTTAGCGACTGAGGACTTTATCCGTATTATAGCAGAAAATGGTGATAACTTAATTGTTGATTGTGACCCGTTCCCAATACCTGTACCACCGGTTAATTATCCAACGCCAACCCCCACACCAACAATCCCATGATGATATTTGGTTAATCTAAACTATTTATTAAAATAAAAAAATATTTAAATTTTTCATATGGAAAACAATCAAAATAATGATTTAACAGTTTGGCAAAGGTTATCCAAAGCATTTGGACCAAATTCGTTATTGAATCAAGATTATCCCGTATATCAGTTAGATAAGAAGGAATTATTAAAAACCACGTCTAAAGCCGAATACGAGAGAGAAAAATTACAGGCACAACAAACTTATTATCTAGCCAATCAATGGACTAAAATTGAAAGTAATTTATATACTCAAGCGGTATATTATGAACCAACTCGTTTAGCTTCATTTTATGATTATGAATCGATGGAGTATACTCCTGAAATTTCTGCCGCTTTGGATATCTATGGTGAAGAATCAACAACTGTTGACCAAAATGGATATATGTTACAGATTTATTCTGAATCAAAAAGAATTAAAGGAATCTTAACTGACTTATTTAACAACGTATTAGATTTAAATACTAATTTACCTATGTGGACAAGAAATACTTGTAAATATGGAGATAACTTCGTGTATCTAAAATTGGATGCGGAAAAAGGCATTGTTGGGTGTATGCAATTACCAAACATTGAAATAGAACGTTTGGAGAGAGGTATGGCTGCGAAATCAGCAAATGTTGAAGAACCTGCGGATAGTAAAGGATTACGTTTCAAATGGAAAATTAAAGACATGGAATTCAATTCATGGGAGATTGCCCATTTTAGATTATTAGGTGATGATAGAAAACTTCCTTATGGTACTTCTATGTTGGAGAAAGCGAGACGTATTTGGAAACAATTATTACTTTCAGAAGATGCGATGTTGATTTATAGAACTTCAAGAGCTCCTGAAAGACGTGTATTTAAAGTTTATGTTGGTAATATGGACGATAAAGATGTTGAACCATATGTACAACGTGTGGCTAACAAATTTAAAAGAAGTCAAGTGGTTGATTCTCAAACAGGGAATGTAGATATGAGATTTAATCAAATGGCTGTTGACCAAGATTACTTTATTCCTGTTCGTGACCCTGCGGCACCAAGTCCAATTGATACCTTACCGGGAGCACAAAATTTGGCGGAGATTGCCGATATTGAATATATCCAAAAGAAATTATTAACAGCACTTCGTGTTCCTAAAGCGTTTTTAGGTTTTGAGGAAGTAACGGGTGATGGTAAAAATTTATCTTTAATGGATATTCGTTTCGCAAGAACAATTAATAGAATTCAAAAATCTATGATTGCCGAATTAAATAAAGTTGCAATTATTCATTTATTCTTATTAGGATTTGAGGATGAATTGTCAAACTTTACATTGGCTCTTACAAACCCATCATCTCAAGCAGATTTATTAAAAATTGATATTTGGAAAGAGAAAATTTTATTGTATAAAGATGCTGTTGCGGCTATCGAAGGTATCGCTCCGGTATCTGTTACATGGGCTAAGAAACACGTATTAGGATTCTCTGATGAAGAAATTAAATTAGATTTACAACAACAACGTATTGAAAAAGCGGTTGGTGCGGAATTAACTAATACCGCAACCATAATTACTCATACGGGTGTATTTGATACTATAGATAAATTATACGCGAGTAAATCCGGAACTACGGCCGTTGGAGCGGCTGCTCCTGCCCCACCACCTGGTGGAGGAGGTGGAGGAGGTCTTGAATCTGACTTAGGTGGAGGACTTGACTTAGGTGGAGAACCTGAACCGGGTGGAGCACCTGAACCGGGTGGAGCACCGGCACCGGGTGGTGAAGCTGAAATAACTCCTGAATCAGTCAAACGAGATAATTTGAATATCTTATTGGAAAGTGGTAATCTAACTGAAGACGATTCTTACATTGATTTATCTCGAGCAAGAAATTCTTTAGGTGATATGGAAAAAGAATTGGATAAAATCTTAAATGATTGATATTTATAATTAAAAAAGAAAATGACAAAGTTTGGTATATTAAAATCGAAGATAGAAAACGTATTACTTGAGTCGTATAAAAACGACACATTTAAAGACGAATTAAAAACATTTAAAAAACTTGTATTAGAGAATAAAAATGTTAGTAAGATTTTCTATATGTATGATGAGTTAAACTCTAAAAAAGGTTTGAGTGAATCATATTCAAGAGAATACATCCACGAATGTATTACTCTATATGAAAATGCTGTGAATAAAATTTTACCGGCAGATTTGAAAAAATTAAATATGTGGGTTAGAAATACTAAATCTAATAACTCATACGAAAATATCGATAACTTATTTTCAACAGATGTTTTAACCATTGAATCAAGAATTAAAAGTAAAAATTTAATTATTGAGAATTTGAAAAAACTTCCAATTACAGAATCCAAAGGTATTGAACTTCCATTATCAACTATGGTTAGTGTTGCAAATAAAACTATTAAGAATTATATTGATACTTTAAGTGAATCTGACAAAGCTGAAATAGTTAAATTGTTATCTGAAGATGATGGTGAATTATCCGTGAAATATAACACCCTTAAAGAAAATGTAGTTGATAAATTAAAAGCAATGAAGAATTCGTCCGAAGATAATTCAGTGAAAACTAGAATTGATGAAACACTTACAAAAGTGTTATCAGAGAAGTACGACAAATTAACGTATTTTAAACTTAAAAGTTTAAACGAGAATCTTTAATCGTTATCCGAATAATATTTTAATTGAACGTGTTTAGCCTTAGCTAACACGTTTCTTTTTTTTACGGAAGGTTTGATAAATTCTTTTCGCTTATTAAGTTCAGAACTTTGACGTGTCTTGATAACTTTACTTTTATAGAGTTTCAGTGCTTTCTCTATTGGTGTATTTTTATCTAATTTAACTATTAACATATATAACATATATATCAAAATAACAAAAAATTTGACCTGACCCCTTATTTTACCTATCTTTTTTAAAAATAAAAGGAAAAATATGAAAATTAATGAAAAAGGGGAAAACCTCTCAACTAACAGGTTTCAAAACCGCGAAAGTTGTTTATGGGACAGTTGATTCTGTAAACTTGAAATCACTTTACTTAAACGTACAAACATGGGTTGAACCAATCTATGAATCCGATAATTGGTCGAGAACAGTTTTAAATTTAAGTAGGGGTATTAAACACTCGGTTTACGAGTCGTTAAATAATAAAATTTTTGATACAAAATTTATTGTAGATTTAGATTTAAGGTCAAGTGGATTAAATTTGGGTAAAAAATCATTTATGAATTTAGAAGTTAATTTCTATGTTATAGAAGAAAACCTCGATTTTAAATCAAAACAAATTAAAGATACATTATTAAAAATTACAAATAAAATCTACAACGATAACTTTTATGACAACAATTATTTTAAGTTTTATCTAACTAAAAAAATCAAATCCGTTAAAGATACGTTACAAACCGAAAATGTTTAATATTTATTATTAAAACATTTAAAATGAGTTTAAGAATATTACAACCGAACGAATCAGGAAAAGGTATATTAGTTGAATACGATGCCGGATATATTAATCCAAAGGATAATCGTAACGAAACATTAATAAGAGAATCTAATGAAATGTTAGACCACTCAAAACCATTTGAATTTTATGCTGTATTACAAAAATATGATACACCAAATAGAAATGGTCGATTATACCCTGAACGTATATTAAAAAGAGAAGCTGATAATTATAAAAAAATGATTAAAAAGGGTACAGCTCTTTCAGAGTTAAATCACCCGGAATCATCTTTAATTGATTTAGATAGAGTTTCTCACGCAATCACCGAAGTATGGTGGGAAGGTAATGTCCTAATGGGAAAGATTAAATTATTGACATCACCGGGATACCACGAAAGAGGTATTTGTTCAACCAAAGGAGATTTGGCAGCAAATTACTTAAGACAAGGTGTTACTTTAGGTATATCGTCAAGAGGTGTAGGTTCTCTTAAAAAGATTGGTGAACAAAATGAAGTACAAGACGATTTTGAATTAATTTGTTTTGACTTGGTGTCCTCACCTTCAACTCCGGGAGCGTATCTATTCTTAAATAAAGATGACAAACATCTGTATGACGAGAACTTAGAAGAAGAGAAAAAAATGAGTATTGAAAGACATGTTGGTGATTCAGGAAATAAATCACTTGACTTAATGAAAAAATTAAACGATTATTTAGGATATTAAACTAAATAGAAAAAATTATGGACGAAAAGTATTTCATTGCAAAAATTACATTGGACTCAGTTGATGAGGCATCAGGTAAGATTAAAAAATTAAGAGAAGAAAAATTAGTGAGTGGTTACAACCCAACTGACGTAGAGGCTAAAGTAACAAAAGTATTTGAGCATTATACAATGGAATGGAGAATCACAGCAATTGTTGAAAGTAAAATTGATGAAGTGATAGAATAAGAATTTATATTCAATAATTAATTAAGGAGACAGAAATGTCTCCTTTTTTTATGCTTTTATTTTTTTGGTAATATTTATTAATATAAAAAACTCATTATCAAATTAGCAAAAATAATGCTTTTTTGATAATGGGAGATATTTATATATTAAAATAACTTAAACACAAATGGCAAAAGAAAAATCTTTAGTTGAAGAAGCTATCATCCAAATGAAAAATTTGGAAGAGGCGGTAGCGGAAAATGCAAAAGGAATACTTGCTTCGACAATGTCGCAAGAAATCAAAGAACTAGTAAAAGAATCTCTTACAGAACAAGATGATGAGGAGATTGACACTGAGGTTGACATGGATGACATGGATATGGATACAGATATGGACGATACAGAAATGGACGACGTAGATGTTGATATGGATATGGAAGATGACATGGATACCGATAATATGGATATGGATATGGATGATGAAGACACCATAGACCTTACTGACGTAGAAGATGATGAAGAAATCTTACGTGTATTCCAATTGATGGGACCTGAAGATAATATTGTTGTTACTAAAGATGATTCTGGTAACATCAGTTTAAAAGACGAAGAGAACAACAAAGAATATATGATTGTTGGTGAAGGTGAAGATGAATTAGAAATGTTCGAAGAATTTGACGACGAAGAAGAAGATATGGACTTCGATGACGAAGAAGAGGACATGGATTCTGAAGGTATCGAAGATATTATCTCTAGAGTATTTGATAATGACGACGAAGATTCTGAATTTGGAGAAAGTGATGAAATGATGTTTGACGAAGAAGAAGATATGGACGATGAAGAAATCGTTTATGAAATTTCTTTTGATGACGAAGATGATTCAGAGTTAGAAGAGCAAGACGACATGGACATGGAAATAGAAGAACAAGACGATATGGATATGGATGATGACACAATGATGGAATCTAAAATGTCTGTAAAACCAAAAGGAACCGGAATGGGTAATCCTAGTAAATTTAAATATGATGCAAAACCAAACCAAAATGGTGGATTTAAAACTGTGAAAAAATCAGTTAATCCAACAATGGGAACAGGTAAAGCTAAATTTGAATATAAAGAAGGTGAAAATCTTGAAGGAAAAATGAAATCTGTTAAAAAAACAGAAACAAAAGAGCAAACAACTAAAATTGCTAATACAACTAAAAAAGTTGAACCTAAAGAGGCTTCTCGTACATTAGGTAATGGAAGTAATTTCAGAAGAGGTGGGTTACCAAAACCAAGAGCTCACTCATCTTTTAATACCGCAATTAAAGAGAACCAAAACACAAGTGAATTAAAAGTTTTAAGAGAAAAGAATGAAGAATACAGAAAAGCTCTTAACGTATTTAGAAATAAATTGAATGAGGTTGCAGTGTTTAATTCAAACTTAGCTTACGCTACTCGTTTGTTCACAGAACATTCAACATCAAAACAAGAAAAAATAAATATCTTAAGAAGATTTGACGGTGTTGAAAACATTAAAGAATCTAAAAACTTATACAAAGTCATTAAAGATGAACTTACAGGGACTGCATCTCAACCTATGAATGAATCATTAGAAAGAACAATTGCTAAAGCACCTTCAACAGGGTCGGCAGTTAACTTAATTGAATCTAAAACATATGAGAATCCACAGTTCTTGAGAATGAAAGATTTAATGTCAAAATTAAAATAAAAATAAACTAAAAAATTAATAAAAACCAAAAAAATGGGAGCATTATTAGAATCAGGTCTAGTTGGTAACATCGGGTTAAAACACCTTAAAGTTATTAAAGAGGACACAATTAATAAATGGGACAAATTAGGATTTCTAGAAGGTCTTAAAGGTCACTTAAGAGAAAACGTAGCTCAGTTATATGAGAACCAAGCGTCTTTCTTAATAAACGAAGCAACTTCTGACGGGTCTTCAGGTTCATTCGAAACTGTTGTATTTCCTATCGTAAGAAGAGTATTCTCTAAATTATTAGCGAATGACATCGTTTCTGTACAAGCTATGAACTTACCAATCGGTAAATTATTCTACTTTGTACCAAAAATCCAAGGATATAAAGATGGTATTGCAGGACAATATTCAGGTGAGCACTATGCACCTGTTGGAGCTCCGGGTAACTACAATGATGGTACATTACCTTCACCTAACGGTACAGGTGGTAATCCAAATGCAGGTTACACTACAGGTTCAGGAACTTATAACCCTGTATACGAAAAAAATCTTTATGATTTATTCTATGAAGGAAATGAGGCTCAATTAGACCCTCCAGGATTATTTGATTATTCTAAAGGTCGTTGGTCAGCAATCACTGCTACTACAACTATCCAAAAATGGACAGGTGGAGTTTTAGTTGATGCTAACATTTCAGGAACAACTGATGGAGCAGCAGTTATTGCTTCAGGTAACACAAGAAAAGTTATCATTAAAATGTGTGGTTTTGCTGATACAGGTGCAGGAAAATTAATCGGACCTGATGGTAACGAAATGGATACTGAATCATTCTTATCTGACTTAATCGTTTACACAGGAAATGGTTTAACTGTTTCTTCAACTTCACCATGTACAGTTAGTACAGGTTCTTTATTATTTAGAGTTGTGACTCAAATCTATGGTAGAGGTATTGTGAAATATGGTAATACTACTCAAACTTACTTCCCTTCAGGTAACCCAGCGGGTACAGCATCTAATACAGGTAACGGTGGTTCATTCAAAAATGTTTGTGACGCTGATGGATGTATTTGGTTAGAAGTTGATTTATCTTGTCCGGTATGTGCTGATTGTGATTCTACATCTTTAGATGGTTACACAGGTACTACTATCGAAACTGCGGTATCAGGAACTTCATTCGCAGCGGCTTTCAGACGTTACGAAGAGTTAGAATTTGAAGATAAAATCGGTGAGGTTTCTTTCGATTTAGATTCAGTTACTGTATCTGTTACAGAAAGAAAATTAAGAGCACAATGGTCTCCTGAGTTAGCTCAAGACGTTGCGGCTTTCCACAACATCGATGCTGAAGCTGAATTAACAGCTTTATTATCTGAACAAGTTGCGGCTGAAATCGACCGTGAAATCTTAAGAGATTTACGTAAAGGTGCAGCATGGAACTTACGTTGGGATTACAATGGTTGGAGAAGAATTTCTCAAACAACTTCTTATACTCAAAAAGATTGGAACCAAACATTAATTACAGCAATCAACCAATTGTCTGCACAAATCCACAAATCTACATTAAGAGGTGGAGCAAACTGGATTGTTGTTTCTTCTGAAGTTTCAGCTATCTTTGATGATTTAGAGTACTTCCACGTATCTAATGCGTCTCCTGAGCAAGACCAATACAACATGGGTATTGAAAGAGTAGGTACATTAGCAGGTCGTTACCAAGTTTACCGTGACCCTTACTTCCCAGCTAACCAAGTGTTAATTGGACACAAAGGAACATCATTGTTAGACACAGGATACATTTACGCTCCGTATGTACCATTACAATTAACACCTACAATGTACAACCCATTCAACTTTACACCGATTAAAGGTATAATGACTCGTTACGCGAAAAAGATGGTAAATAACCGTTTTTACGGAAGAATTACCGTTGATGGTGTTAGAACATTTGACTTAAGAGAATTGAGATAATCAATATCTTATGATATACCAAAAAGAGGACAAATATTTGTCCTCTTTTTTTTTATCTTATATTTATATTAAAAGAAAAATTATGAAAAATTTATTTGAAATTTCAAGTGAAGAAAAAAATAGAATTTTAGGACTTCATGAAAGTGCTACTAAAAAACTTTATTTAATTAAAGAAGATATTACAGAACCTATAAAATTTAATATTTCAAATTCGTTTCCTAGTGGTGAATATGAGTTAAATAATACTACTGAAATTGATAATGCAATAAAACAAATTAATGATTATTTAAAATCCGGTAAAGGTTCATTTAACACTATCGTGATTAATTCATCAGAATCGAAAGTTCCAAATGAAGGTGTAGGGTTAAACTCAGGAGATTTATCCAAATTAAGAGCTTCGGAAGTTGAAAAATATATAAAATCAAAATTAGGTGATAAAATATCTATTAAAATTAATAATTTAGGAGCTCAAGGTCCTGAGTGGGATGAAACCAAAGGTTCTAAACACCCTGACTATACAAAATATCAATATGTAACTTTAAATTTATCCGCAGAAAAATCTACTGAGAAGTGTAACTTTAACATTGACTATGAAGGAGTTCAAGGTTCTAAATCGAATAATTATATTGCAATTTTACCTTCAAAATATCAAAATGACTTAAATGATAAAGGTAAATTGAGTTTTGATACGGGAACAATGCCTGATAGATTAATTGTTACTGATACTCAAAAACAAATAACATTAGACACCGGATATGTATCTACAGAATTATATTTGGATGATATAATAAATTATATACCTGCGTGGGTTGATAGTTTAACTAAAATATATAACCAAAAATCCCCTGCAGTTAGTGGTAGTAAAATAATTACTAAAAATGTTTCATCAATAGATGAATTAGTTTCATTGATTTTTAAAAACGAAAAATTAAAAAATATTTCATTAGATTTAATTAACAAAAATGATTTGAAAAAATTAAAGTCAATATTACAAGCTAATACAGGTACTGGTGAAGTTTCTTTAGGATTCGTTAATTTATTAGAGCAATATAATAATGGTGTTAGAGAGTTCGTACTTTATGAAAAAAGAACTACACCATATGAATTAGTATATGATACTAGTAAAGGTAATAATTTATTTTTTGTTTATGCACCTATTGGGGGTCCTGGAATGGGGTCAACAGGATTTAAAATAGAGGGAGGTTGTATTTAATCACCCTTTTTTAATTAATTTTAATTCTTTTAGTTTCTTTATCGTGGACATTTCCTGATTTGTCTTCATAAACAATTCCTTCAACATAAACATCGTTATGGGTTATTTTATATGAGCCAATAACTTTTACTTTATAAACTTTAGATAAGGAGTCCATTTTTTGAGTAACGGTTTGGTCTATTTTTTTGGTTGAAACTTTTTTCTTTTCTTGAGAAAACGACAAACCACTAACTAATAATAACAAGATAATTAATAATTTTTTCATAATATAAATATTTTTTACAAATGTAATTATTATTTTTTACTCTACAACATTTTTTTCAACTTTATTTAAAGTTCTAATTGATTTTGAGATGATTTCAGATTCCCCCAATGAAAATATCCCTGAATGAAATGCAAAACTAACTGCTTGTGTTAGGATATAGATTGATTGTTCTTTATCCATTGTTGATAGTAGGACATCTAAATGGTCTTCGTTGTACAATGGGATTGTATTAAATAATTTTCCGAATAGTTCTTGTTGTTGTTCCATAATTAAAATTTTGTATATTTATAAGTATATGAATAAAAATAACAAAAATCAAATTAAAGAGGCAACCGGTCATCGTGGCTCGGGACAAGTAAGAGTTCCTTTGAGCCCGGGAGTTAGATTGTTCAATAAAGAGCAACTACAACCATTTACTGTACCTACATCAAAATATGATAGTGCTGAATTAGCGTTTGATAGTTATGATGGTGAGATGAGTACTCCAAAATCTAAAATATCTAAAATAGAGAAAGAATCAAGAAAAATTGCCAAATACGTAAAAAAACATCCGGAGCAGAATGATGAAGAAGGTGGGGTATTAAATCAAACTCCTGGTAAAGGTAAGAAAATTGTTCCTATTGATGAAAATACAACGACCGTTAGTGCCGGAGAATACAATGGTCCTATTGAATTAGGTTTGAGAAAATGGATTAAATCTGAATTAGACCCATTTGTAAATACCCTTGAATCTGAATTTAATAATAAGAGTAAAAGTAAAACATTAAAAGGTAATAGAGACACCGTTGTTGGTATGTGGGAAAAAGGTGTGGATGGTACATACCACATTGATACATACGATGTAAATACGGTTAATGAATGGGTTGAGATAACCAAAGACACCCTTATAGAAGATGTTGTCCCAAATGGACTAAAAACCCCTTCAAAAAATGAATCATTAAGAAATATAATTAAAAAGGTATTAAAAGAAGAATTTAAAAAACCCCTTACTCGATAGTAGGGGTTTTTGATTTAAGTAAGATTTTATTCTTTAACTTTGATAATGAATGTTCTACTTGAGATTTCATTTGTTCAATTCTTCTCATACGATTTTCTTGAACTCTATTATCGAACATTCTAACCATTTTATTCCAATCTCTATCGGTCATGGAAATATTACTATAATAACAAACGTGATTAATGATTGTTATTTTTTTATCATCTAATACTACAAACACTCCCAATTTTTTATTTTCGATAATTCTATGTGAAGATAGTGGAGCAATTTCATAGATAGAACTTGGATGTTTTAATGTATTACGAAAAATAAACATACAATCGTTCATGTCTGCTAACTTACCCGCGTCAACAACATCATAAATTATTTGGAACTGCAATAATTTTTTTCTAACTGCTCTACGTTTTAATTTTCGTTTTATGTATTTTATCATCTTAATAATTTTAACACGACAAAGATACACAAATTTTTTAAATAACCAAAAATAATAAGAAATATTATTTATAAAATAAAACCCCCAATTAATGGGGGTTTTTTATTTTTAACAATATGGTGATGAACACCTCTTTTGACCGTCTAACCCTGCTTTAGTTCCTTTACAAACTTGAACCGCAAAGCCGTTTGAATAAGCTGAAGGATAAACTTTAAATTTTGATTTAGCAGCCGCTTTACCACGAGCACATAATTTAGTACCGGGTTTCTTTTTACCTTCAGAAACTACCTCATCATTACTTTGACTTTTTGCTTTATCAAGATAATCATAAACCTTGTCTCCGTACATTTGATAGATTTTCTTAATGAATTGAGCAGGACTCTTTCTTATATATCTAATAACATCGTTAGGAATATACTGTCCATATTTATCACCAAATAAGGACTTTACTTGACGTTCTCTGTCACTTGTAGGTCTTTCAGTGTCTGAAGAATAATCTTGTTCTAAAACAGTTATATTGTCTTCATTTTTAGTTTCATTCATCATAAAATCAAAAACTTGGTCAAGGCTTTCTTTTGCGGTTGATACGTGGTCTTGAGCCCAATCGTGTCCACCATCTAAAATACCTTCAACAGTGTTTTTATTTAATTCTAATAATAAACCTGTTTGTCTATGAATTTGTTCTAAATTACTAAAAAACATATATCTTTCACTATCTTGTTCAGACATAATTCGTTTAACTAATTCAGTTAATTTAGATTCTGATAATTTAACTACTCTTTTCATATTATTATGAGTTTAATCCATTACCACCAATTGTGATTGCGTTTAATTGTACGATAGCTTGATTTTGTCCATTAGTATAAACAGGGTGTGGTGGGACAATAGTAAATGTTCCTCCACTACAATTATCTTGACAAACTAATCCACCATTACCACCATCATTAGCTATAGTTGGTTCAGCACATTCGTCACAGGTGTCAAATGGCCCCGCAATTATCATTGAATTTGCGTAAAATCCAACAGTATCTCCTGAAGTTAACGATACACATTGTCCGGTAGGTAATTGATAAATTTTACTTTCGTCAAATTCTACATCACCCGGTAAAATAATTAATTGTGATATTCCTTCACAAGTTGTTGCGGTTACATTAACATTATATCCCATAATTTTTTTTATTTATAAATATCTTATAATTGTAAATATTTTGTATTTACCACTTGAAATTTAATTTGTCGTTTATATGTGTTTATTTCACCGCTACTAATTACTTGTATATCAATGAAATATTCATTTGGTATTTTGTCTCTACTATCAAATATAAAATAGTATTCGTTAGGTGTTCTATTAATTTTTGTCCACCCTTGAACTTGTACTTCAGTTGTCCCCTCTTTAACATAAATTCTATATGACGCATCCACGTTTAATAATAAATTTTGGGTTGTATAAGCTTGTTTAATAATTACACCTACTTTACGAGTATCCGTATTTACAATTTGTTCATCTTGTTTTAATCCGTAAAAATCAAATCCGTATAATAATGGGTTTGCGGATACAACACCAATTTGAATTGCATTTTTAAATGGTTGTAATGTAAAATCATTTAATACCTGTGGAAGTGGAAAGTTGTTATAACTTAAGTTGTACCATCTATCTGAAAATGTACAAGGAGTTTGATATCCCATAAGAGGTGGGATAACAACCTCATAAACACCTCTAGTTCTTTGACACGTTGTTAATCCGGATAATCCCGGAATAACATCACCCATCATATCTAATATATCAACATTTGGGGGGTAATCTAAATTTATTGGGTTACCATTATCAAATAGGTATAAATATAATTTGTTAACTTTACCTAAAGTAAATTGATTTCTATCGTCTTCAATTAAATCATTGTAACTTGTTTCAAGATATGGTTCGTAGAATGTTTGAGTATGACGAGTAAAAAATTGAACTTCATAGTTATCGGTAAGACCTGTAAGATTTTCAACTTGAGGTTTATATGCAATTCCCCACCCTGATACATTTGGTATTGAACCATTTAATACACCATTAATTTCTGCCGTCATATCGAAAGCAATATTTTCGTTACCAAATTCAAAATGTTGTGTATCCACAATGGTAATTCCACTAAAAGGAACAGGACCTAAATTTTTATTATTATAAATTCCCTGTTGTTGCCAAACACCAATAGTTGTTGTTTGATACCAATTTGATGGTCTATTTGAAAAGTTTTTATCTGATTCACTATATTGATAAATTAAATCCGCAAAATCATACCCAACACCTTCATCCCAAAGTTGAGGTGTTGACGGATTATTATTTAAATAAGGGATTCTAAATAAGATTAAATCAAATGAAGTGGCTCTCATTCTCATTTGAGACGTGAGTGTGTTTAATAGTTCGGCATCAAAAGTAGACGTATTTGTCATTCTTAAAGTATGCGTCATATTATCTGTACACCCTGTAGTTATAGTTCCGTTAAAAATTAGTTGTTTTAATAAAGTTAAATCTAAATCAAAAATAAAACGGCTATAGTTATTTGGGTATTGAGTTGTGGCAACATTACCATAAAATAGTTCCATTACAGGGTTTCTACCTGTATTGGTAAAGCTATTTGATATAAGGGTATTGTTCTTGCTGAAATATGAATTAATTATTGACATGAATATGTTTTACATATAAATATCAATTAATTCTAATATTTTGATTTAAGATGGTATTTTCTGCATCTGCAAGGATTGCATTGATTTCTGCGGTTGTTTGTCCGTTACCCGCTGCGACCGGAACAGGTGCCATTGTGGCCACCGGATGAACGTGTCCTGTAACAAATGAAAATATTTTTCTAAGTAACGCCATTAATTCATCTCCTCTAACAACAGGGTATGTTTGATTAAGAATACTATTTTCATCTCCAATAAATTTATCTTGAGGTATTCCATATAAAGTTTGACTTAAACTAATTTTTCCTTTAGGCCCTGCGGAATCTTGTGATAAGAAATACATACGTTGAGACCCCATAATACTATAAGTAATATCTGAAGGAATAAACTCTGTTGGTATAACTATTTCTTCTTTTAAATCGGCTTGTGGACCAAGAATTGGTTTACCTGATTTGTTTTCCCAAACTAAAAACCATCCTTTGTATTTTTTACTTGCAGGGTCTAATGTTATTTTATCAGAAAATCTTACATAATTAACATATTCCGCAACTTCACTAACAAGGTCGTTAGGTGAAAATTTATTACCGGTTGTATATGTTAATTTTGAAGGGGTAACGACTAATGGGAATGTTACGTTTGGCGCAAAATTTTGGGGGTTATTAACAGTATAACCTGATATATTTATAAAACCACTAAACACACCTTGTACAAAGTTATTAATTATACTAGATGCTTCATCAAATGTTTTTTGATTAAATTTAATTTCCTCTAATGGTGACCCATAATTTGTTCCAACGGACAACTGTGTAATAGTATCTGATTTAAAATTTGCACTATTTACACTAACACTTGGAACCACATTATATAAACCAACAGAACCATTAAACGCTCCTTGAAGATTTTCTAAATTATCAATGTTCCATATAATCATTTTTTTAACAACTTTTACCTGTTCAACTAATCTTGTTACACCTTCAGGGTCTTTAGTTATTTTTTGTTGTGTAAAATTAGATAATTGAAGAAACGCTCTATTAACATTACCTAAAGGTAGTTGGTCTTTTACTAATCGTTTAGTTTTACCGGCTCTTATTAATACTTCATTTTCTTTAACAACCACATCAGCAGTTCCTCTACCTAACAACGCATTGTCACCTGGTTCAGGAAATACTCCTACACTACCTTGATTTCTATAAGCACCTACTTGGTTTTTAATTGAGATACCTTGAGCAATTCTATCACCTGATGCTAAGAATTTTTTAGCCCCTTGATAATTCTCAAATGGACTTATCATTGGAGATGAAAAAGGCCCTTGAACATAAAATTGATTAGTAAATGGGAAATCTTTATTAGAATAAATTATATGAACATATTCATCTTTAAGAGGTACTTGACTAACGTAAAAAGGTAATAATGATAAACAAATTAAAGGGTCTCTTGATGTCCACGGGTCAGTTTCTTCATTCCAATCTGGAATTGACGCAATAATATCTTGATAATTTTTAGTTTCAGGTATAACACGAAGTCTCCCTAACATCATAGGGTCTTGATTGTTAAGTACTATTCCGGGAAAAATTATTTGATTATTGACCATTTTTCTTTGTTCTTGACTGATACTCTTTTAATATTGTATTATAAGTTAATTCTAATTTATCTAAATGATGTGTTAAATTTATTAATGATTCTTTAGTTAACTTAAAATCTTCTTGAATAAAATCCATAGCAAACGATAAATCTTTGTTTGATGAATTTTTATAATCTTTAATTATATTTTTTGTTTTTTCGGATTTCTCAATATTATTCATAATTATAATTTTTTACCAAAAGCACTCGAAGGTACTGTTAAACCGGCTGGAGTTATAGTTAATGGGCCGATAGCAAGTTGAACTTTATTATTATCGGAATCTTCTCTTGCCATAGCCTTCATTTGTCCAAATTTACCTAAAATATCTAAATTAGGACTACCATCAGGTAATGCTCCCGTTGGGATACCGCTTTTTTGGAATTCTTCAATAGCCCCAACAAAAGCTCTTGATTCGGAATACCCGTCTAATAGTTGTGACGCGAATAATAATGGTAAAGGGATTTGACTACCAAAACCTAAACTACTTGTTATTAAATCTAATAGGGCCAGTAATTCATCAACGACACTTTTACACTTCCTCCAATCACTTATAAAAGAAGCAACAATTAACAATAACTGAATAAGTTTTAAAATCATTGAAATTCTTTTATCAATTTTTTCTTTAACAATATCACTTATAACTCTTTGAATTAATAATAAAATATCTCTTTTAATTAATTCAAATAATTCTTGAACAAATAATGCACCTATTTTAGAAATAAAATTTATTGCGAATTTTTTAAATTGTTTTACAAAATCAACAAATCCTTTTATTGCGTCGGTTGTTTCTTGACCTATAGCTTTTAACATTACGTATATTGGTAGTAATATTTTAGGTGTTAAAAATGCTCCCGCAATACCTTGAGCGATTAATTTAATAAAATTAAAATTTAGGGCCGCTTGAGCATTGGTTTGAATACCCGCACCCCATTGAGGGTTATCTGCTAATACTTGAGTTAAATTATCCGCAGCGTTTATAAAGTCACTATTATTATCAATTAAATTTAAATTATTAATTTGAGCGATAACTGCCGGATAATCAACAGGTAATAATATATTATCACACTCTTCTAATTCTATTACTTTATTTTTAATATTAGTTACTCTTTGGTCTATTTTTCTTAAATCAATATCAGTAAATTCAAAAAACGTTTCGTCAACACCATCAAGTTCAGGTACTTTAGCAATACCGCTAACATCAATTTCACTTCTATTATCAAAACATAATCCAAGAATTCGTTGAATTAATATATCAAATTTACTTTGGTCTTCAACTTGACCTACACCGGCACCAACACTCATTGATACTGCACCACTTAACGATTCCATTATTGACGCTATCATATTGGTTGGTTCGGTAATTTTAATTGTTTTATAATAATCAACTAGAAATGTCCCAACTTTATTAACACCATTAACTCTATCTGATAATGTAACTTTAAACCAAGGACCGGTTTCATTGTTTGCGTTTAAATTAACGTATTGGATATCAAATAAATCTTGACCTGATTGACCTATGTAATTTTGACCATTATCCACAGAATATGGTTGACCCGTTTGAATCAATTGATATAATTCTTTATTCATTGAAAATGGATAATTCTGAACTAATATTGGGTCTTTTTCATATAAAGGTTTACCTTCAGTTTTCGGGTCTAAAGTTAAAATATTTAATAAATCAACTGATTTTACTTTAATATAATATGTAGAACTACCATTATATTCTTGTTGTTGGTCACAACCAACCGCGTTTATTGATTCTTCTAAAGCTATTTGAGAAAGTTTAGGTTCAATATTTTTAAGAGCGGTGATTAATAATCTTTTAATATAACTTGGAGAACCGCTCCCTTTTCCTCCGGTAGTGTTTGCTAAATCTAAAAGTTGTTCAAATTGATTTTTTATTTCTTTTTGATAACGTTTAGTTTGTTCCTTGATTTTACCAAGTTGACCTGTAACAGCGGCTTTTTTCTGTTCAAAAGCTTCACCGGCTTGTTTTCTAGTATCATCATATTGAGTTTTTAACTCATTATAATTTCTGGTAGCAGTAACCTTGTCTTGTATTTTTTTATAATCAACACCTAAATCTAATGACGCCATAACAAATTATTTTTTCATTTTATAAGAACCCTCTGATTTAGACGCGTCTTTCTCAATTAAAGTTTTAAGCATTGCGTCGTCAACTCCTAAATCAGTAATAGAAAATCCTCCACCATCATCATTGTTGTTTGTTTTTTCCCACATACTTGATTGTAGTTTAGATAGGGTTAATTTTTTTTCAACACAATCATTAATAATTTTTTGTTGTTTTTCAATCACCGGACCAATTAAAGTCATATCTTCAGGACCTTTCATCATTGTTAACATTTTGTTTTGAATTCTAATAGCAGTACTTCTTTGTTCCACAAGTTCATTGTAGATTTCCTGCATCAATGATAACATTGATTCTTTACTTAAATTAATTTCTTTTTTTGTCGGTCTTGCCATAATTATAAATATTTAATTTATTATTTTTTAATTAACCATCTGTTGAATCAATGAGTAATACATATTTTTGTATTTTCTCATTGAACCCCTAATTTCTTTAGTTGAAAGATTGGTCATTTCTCTTAAAGACAATAAAATAATATTTTTATTAAACTTGTTATTATCGTTACCAATAAATATCGAGTCATAATTTTCAAAAATGTCGTAAAGTGCGTGTCCTAATTTAATTTCATTTTCTGATAAATTTTCTTCTTTAATGAATCTGTCTAATTCAATTAAAAAGTGTTTAATTACTTTTTCAGAATCTAGTCCGTCATTTTCTATGTAATAGGAAAAATTTTCATTATTCTCCAAATTAGTTGAAATATCTTCATAAGATATTTTTCTATTTGTTTCTTTTTGGTCTTTAATGATTTGACCCATTAAATAGTTTTTACATATTGTACCAAAATAAGAATAAGCCTTCTTTTCTCTAGAAGGTTTAAACTTATCTATCTTTGTCATTAAAAACGAGTGAGTATCTACATGTATATCAGTGAAATCCATGTCTTTTCTATATAATTTGTATCTTCGTATGATTGAAGATATCATTTTGTCTAAAGGTTTTTTTAAAAACTCATTGTATATTTTATTTTTTTCTTCGTAAGACGTGGACTCTAAAAATCTTATTACCGCCATTTCTTCTCGGACATCAAAATAATTTAATTGGGTTGGTTTTCTACCTTTCTTTTTTAACTCAACATTTGTATCCCCTGTTAAATTAATATTTTCAGTCATTAAACTTCTTGAGATTCAAATTTTATCGCTCTGTCATTAATGAAAAAATATTCTTTTTTTGCGGACTCAATCCAAAATTTAACTTCTTCCGGAGTTAAGACATCTCTACCATTTTTGTAATTCCAAAAGATTGACCCATCTCTTAAATTAGTATGTTTATAACCAATTCTTGGGATAGACATAATGTTAATTGAATTATGTGTTAATCGTAAAAATAATTCATACCCAAACGTTAATTTAAACGAAGGTTTGATTAATCCATAATCAACAAATTTTGATTTTTTGATTACCATTCCTGATGATTGGAAGTTTTGATAATCTAATAAAGTATCGTGAGTTAATACACCCATTTCCGGAGTAAAGTTTGCCGCGAAAGTTGCTTCATTAGTAAACCCGGCAAATTTACCTTGTTGGTCTGTATCAACAACGATTGGTAAAAACGCATCCATATTAGGGTATGCTTTTGAGTAGATGTCAACATTCTTAAACCATATGTTAGAATATTCATCATCAAATTCAAATAATGAAACCCATTCAGATTTTGAATTTCTAACACCGTGATTAACTTGTGCCGCGTAATTAGGTTCTTTTTCCCATTCTAATTTAACTACATTTAAGTCACCAAAATCGTAATCTTTTAAAAGTTCAACTAAAGGTATTTCATTTGTGTGAACAATAACTAATTCATTAATTTTTAATTTTTGATTATTTAATGATTCAATACATTTCTTAAAGTAATCTTCAAAAAATGGTGCGGTTGCCGATTTAATCGGTAATATAACTGATACGTCAAAGTAATTTTCCATATTATTCTTCTATTGTTTGTAGTTTATTTAATTGTTCTTCAAATGATTCCAATCTTTTAGTTAGATATCCTTCAAATAAGTTTAATGAAATTTTTTCAAAATCTTCTTTAGTACTTAAATTTTCTGCAGTTTTAATAATTTCAGTTTCTAAATTTTCATTAATACTGTCTTCCAACCAATTTTGTAAAAAGTCCGCGACAAAATCAACCATTTGGATTTTATTGTTAACCCAAACACCATTGTCTTCATTCATCCATTCAGGAACTAAATTTGGTACTAAACCAACTACAGGTATTTTACATTTCATAGATTCCAATGGGAATGTACCATAAGAGCTTGTTTCATCAATCCAAACAGATAAGAAACAATCTTTCATAGCACTTGCAAACTCATCAATAGATAGTCCTCTCATGTCTCTAAAAGTTATCCATCTGTATTGAGGAAATTTAATGTAAAAACTTTTAATCATGTTAAGGGCTTCTCTTTGTTCTCTAGCATGAATTGCAATAATAGGTTTTGATGGTAAAGTATGTGGTTTAAATTTATCAGAAATAAATGGTTTTAAAACATCTATCGAAATACCTCTCATAATATTCTCGATATATTCTTTTTGAGCTTCAGAAGTTGTTATACATTTATAAAACCCTAATTGTGACCATGTCTGGCCTGGTTGTAATGTTTCCAAGATATGGTCATGGGCTTGAGACAATACAATTTTACCACAAGGTAATTTTGAAATTTGACTCATCACAAACCCGTATAATTCAGGGATAACAATTAAATCTTCAGGTGCAATTTCTAAATTTTGGCCTTCAATTGTTTTATGTGGTAATGTCATATAATCCTCACCTAACCATTCACCAACTCCAGTATAATCAGGTGTTTCGTGTAAGATAATTGGGTTGTATCCATTTTTTAATAATGCCATACCTAACTCGTATATGTAAGCGACTGAAGCTTTTGCATTACCTTTAGTGTCTTGAACTAAAAGATAAATCCTTGACTTTTTATCTTTCATGTTTTGAATCGACTGTTCTAATTTTGTAATTTGTTCTTGTGTCATGTTTATTATATTTTATTTATTAATTTTTTATACAATAGAGTATTAAACGCTAGTTTAAATGGGATTGATAAGTTGTTAGTACCTTTAGCCCCTAATTGCTCATCAATTTCTTCAGGTTCATCCATAACTATCTCTAACATTAATTTAATTGTTTCGTATTTAATTATACTTATGGTAGTCCCTTCAGTGTCACCTGACGTGACGGTTTTTTTTGCTTTTATTTGAACATAATCGTCAATTTTATCCAAATCTACATAATAGTTTTCTCCTAATACTTTTAACATTCTAAAATTTGTTTTAATTTATCATCCAATTCTTTTATAGATTTTATAGAATGGATTGTGGTAATATTCTCATTATAATCCGTTTCATATTTTATTAATATTTTATCTGACGGATAATCCAATAATAAGGCTGGATTGGATGTAAGTAAAATATCTAATTCATCCCACATTGAATTAATTGTTGAATTACTATAAAATTTTACTTTTTCTAATTGACATCCAAATTTTGATAAAAAGAATAATGATGCGGGTTTTGATTTTCCTATTTCATCCGAAACAATTAATAAATCGTGATTATCTCTTAAAGATATATAAATTTCGTTTAAATCAATAAATGTATTATATTCTGAGGATTGTGCGTGACCAAAAATTTCCATAGCAAATTCTTCATATAAAAATGAATATAATTCATCATCATCCGGAAATGAAAAATGGTCGTTTAATGTTAAACTATTTATCGGGTAGGTCATTTTATATTCAAATGACTCGTCGTCTTCAATACCATCAGTTTTATCGATTAAAAATTTCTGATAAGTTTGTTCAATTTTTCCTAAAGTATCTCTTAACACTCCATTAATTTCTATACCAATTCTCATATCAACAAAAGTTATATAAAAAAAAAGATAAGTAAACTAAATTGTGTTTACCTATCTTTTATAATAAAATATATTAAAATTAGTTTTCTTCGTACTTGTCTAATATTCTACTAATCAACGGATTTCTAACGATATCTTTTTTATCTTTAAATTCAAAAATTGATATATATTCACTATCTCTAAATTTTTCAATTGCGTCCCATAAACCACTATGAGTTTTATTTTTATATTTGTCTGATTGTTCTACATCACCGGATATAAAGAATTTACTGTTAAACCCAATTCTAGTTAAAAGTAATTTCATTTGACTTGGGGTGGCATTTTGACCCTCTTCAAAAATTAAAATAGAATTATCAATGTTCATACCTCTCATAAATGCCAAGGCAAATACTTCAATAACATCGATTTCTTTTAATTTTTCTCTAGATTCTTTCCCAATAATTTTATTTAATAAATAATATGATGGGAAAATGTATGGGTCTAATTTTTCTTCAACATTACCTGGTAGTGAACCTAATTTTTCTTCAGCTTCAACAGCGGGTCTAACAATAATAATTTTTTCATATGGTGTTTCAGGGTCAGCGAGTAAGTCAATCGCGGCTTTCATTGTAATATAACTTTTACCAACACCCGCAGGTCCGGAACAAACAGTGATTTCACTGTCAATTAAAGTATCATAATATTTTTTTTGATTGTTGGTTAAAAACTTTTCTTTAGTTTTTCTTTTAATAATTTGGTTAATTAATTCTTTCTTATTAACCGGTTTACTTGTAGTTTCCGGAGTAGGGGTAGGTTTAGCGTTCTTTGATTTGCTGTATGTAGCCATTTAAATTATTTTAGTTGTTTAGTTAATAAAATCTCCTTTACCTGTTCGTGCTCTAACACCTAATTGATTTGCAAACCAACCTTTATATTGTCCGTAGCAGTTAGTAAAATGACATAGTCCTATTTTTTTATATAATTTTTCAAAAACATTTCTATCTAAATCTTTTGTATGTGGATAAGGGTACCATAAATTTGTTTGTGTAAAAGCGTTTTTTCTAAAAGATACTTGAGAACTATCAACTCTACACGATGGTTGAATTGGTGATGTGTAATCATTTAAATTTGATGTGTTAAATGTTCTATCGCTTGGTACATCGGTTGATTCTGAATAATGTTGTTTTTCGGGATTGAAGAATTTAACATGAGAATACCCCCACATTTTATCAGGGTTTTCGGTATAAAATTTATTAAGGTTTTCCATACAATCCGGAAACAATGCGTCGTCATCACATATTAGTATAATGATATCAGCATCTGTGGTTTGTATTGCGTCGTTAACGTACTTTCCAAATATTGACCCACCTATTTTAATTTTCTCATCATCTGACATTAATATTGGTGAGTATGTTATTTTAGAAGGTGTAAACCCGTAGTTTATAAAAGTTTCTTTAAAAGAATCGTCACCGGAATCATCAACGAATGTTAAATGCCAATTATCATATGTAGATTTTAATATAGATTCTAACGCGTTTAAGACAATTTTGGGTCTTTTATAATAAGCGATTATTAGTTCAAATTTTAAATTATTCATATTTATTTTTTATTATTTTATAAATGTACCTATTTTTTTTCTAACTCTAACCCCTAATTGATTTGCGAACCAACCTTTATATTGTCCATAACAATTTGTGAACTCACATAATCCCCAAACCTTAAACATATTACGAAAAACGTGGGCATCTAAACTTACGGTATACGGATGTGGATACCAAACATTACCATCAGTAAATGCGGTTTTTCTAAAAGAAATTTGAGAACTATCAATTTTATTAACTGGCATTATTGGGATTGTTAAAGCATTTAAATCTGAAAATCCTAAAGATGAGTCTCCGTTAGTTTTGGTTGATTGGGTATAATGTTCAATTTCAGGGTTATAAAATTCAACATGACAATACCCCCACATTTTATCAGGATTTTTAGTATAAAATTTATTAAGATTTTCCATATAATCAGGAAATATTGCGTCATCATCACATATTAATATAATAATATCGGCATCGGTATTTTGGATAGCGTCGTTAACGTACTTACCAAATATTGAACCTCCTATATTATTTTTTTCGTCATCAGACATTAATATTGGGGAATATGTTATTTTAGAAGAATCAAAACCATAATTTAAAAAGGTCTCTTTAAAAGAATCGTCACCGGAATCATCAACAAATGTTAGATGCCAATTGTCATATGTGGATTTTAATATAGATTCTAAAGCATTTAAAACAATTTTAGGTCTTTTATAGTAAGCTATAATAAGTTCAAATTTTAAATTATTCATATTCATTTTTTAATATTGACATAATAATGGAATCAACCCATTGATTATTTTTATAAACTTCTTGACGTTTAACACCTTCGGTTACAAACCCAAGTTTATTATATAAATTTAAAGCAATTATGTTATTAGACAATACTTCTAAACTTATTTTATTCAAATTATAGGTTTCAAACAAAAAAGGTATAAATTTTTCATAAGATAATTTACCCAAACCTTTACCTTTAAATTTTGGTGAAATGTCGGCACCAATGTAAATATTTTTATTCACATCAGAATAGTTGGATAGTCTAAAATACCCAATTCTTTCATCGTCTAACGTAATAATGTAAAAGTCCGGATTATATTTATGGAACCATTGTTTGGTTTCTTCTAATGTGAATTGTCTACTATCATGTAAAAATTCTTCGCAATATTCGTTTCTTACATCGTTTAAGAATTGTAAGTCGTCTTCTTCTAATTTTTTAAATTTTATCATTATTCTAAAATTGGTTTTATTAATTCTTCACCGGTTTTATTCCCATAAACAACAATACTATTATTGAAATCTAAAAATTTTGAACAATATTTTTCACTGATGTCAACACACTTTAAATTTTTAAAATTATTTAAAAAGTTAACTTGGTTAATTTCGGCACTTCTATAATCATAACTATTAGTGAGCACAAATAATTCTTTGGTATTATTATAATAATCTTTTATTATGTTATAAGTTATGAAACCATTTGAAATTGCCGCATGATTATTCATAAATAATTGACAAACATATATAACATCGGAATTAAAAAATTCTATAAATTTTTTATGAAAATTATCATTACAAGGTATGTAATCATCTTCACAAAGAAATGCGTGTAACGATGGGGTATTTAAATTTATTTGATGAATTAATGATTCATTCCACCCACCATAAGAATAATTTGAATTATCCCTTCCTATGATAATAATTTTATCTGAGAAGGGATATTCATTTTTAATATTTGTAACGGATTTTAAATCGTCATCATTTGAATTATTAATAACTAAAATTACGTTATTAATGTCGTTTAAAACTGTTTCATTATTTTTTATAAAATCTAAATGTTTTTTAACAAAAAAATATCTATCAGATAATAATAATGAATTGGTTGTTCTAACTCTTCTTTCTCCAAAATAAAAACAAACAATGTAATCAAACATTTTTTTAACTTATTTTAAAATATTGCTCAAACCATAATGGGTGAAAGTTTATGTCTTTATCAAACACCTTTTTCCAGTTATCGTACAATGGATATTTATTATATTCCATATCTAAATCTTTATATCTTTGTTGATTATAAAAATTATCTGACAACTGATTAATTTTTTTATAATAATTTGTCACTTGTTCAATATTCATTTCTTGAAATGACGCTATGTTAATAAATAAATCAAAACACTTATCTTCAAAATCTTCTAACTTATTTGGTGTATAAAAATTTATACCCGGATTTTTTAACAGTAATTTTTTGGTTGTAAAATTATTTTGTTTAGTTTCTAAATACTTAAATACTTTAATGTGTTTAACATTATTATACAAATAATCAGACGATATTAATAAAGTGTGCGGGATATCAAATATGTTATAAGATATTTTATTATTAATTTGTGTTAAATAATAACCTACTCGACCCCATCCAGCACCTACTTCACAAATAGTTACAGGTTTGTTTAATAAATCAGGATTACATTCCAAGATAGTCATAATCGTATCTAAAGAAATTAAATAATCCCAATTAATTAATTTATTTTCTCTATCTTTAGGTCTACCATCTATTTTTTCAGATGGGTTATAATCTAAATTAGAATTACCTGATGGTAAAGCGGTTGTTAGAGTTAATATATTGTACTTATCTTTTAATTTCAAATAACTATAGTAACTCCATACAGCAGACTGAAATGACAATCCTGGAATATCATGTATAAAAGAAAATAAATTATTATACCTTATTTGGTTTTGAACATTATTAATACCAATTTCATTGAAAAATATCTCAAATTGGTTTGATAAACTTTCCCAACACACACTACTAGGTTTATATTCTGAAATTTTGGAGTTATTTAAATCCAAAATCATTTCATTCAAAAGATTTCTTTGTTCTGAATTAATCATATTACCAACCTTTTTTAATACAATCAACAATGTATTGTCTATCTTCATCTGTAACCCACCATCCAACAGGTATTGAAACAACTTTCCCAATAATTCTATCTAAAGTAGGTAATGATGATTTATAATCAGAAACACAAGTGTGTTTATCATTTCTTTCGTGAACTTGAGAAACTACAATACCACAATCTTTCATGTGTTTATAAAAACCGTCTCTATTTTCAACTAACATACTATAAATCCAAAATGCTGATTCATGACCCTCATGTCTAGTTAATGTTGTTAATCCCGGAATATTTTGTAGATTTTCATCATAAAATTTTGCGTTAGATTGATGTCTACCAACAATTTCCTCTGCGTGTTTTAAATTTTCCATACCAACTGTTGCACAAACATCATTCATATGAAATTTAAAACCCCACTCTTGAATATCCGCCTCACATCTAAAATCTTTTCTGTTTGAATTTCTGTCGATACCGTACCATCTTAATAATTTCGCTCTATCATATAATTCTTGGTGAGGTAATAATAATAAACCACCATCAATGGATGTGATATGTTTAATAGCTTGTAAACTATACATAGTCATATTACCATGGTTACCAATATATTTGCCTTTATATTTAGAACCAAATGAGTGAGCACCATCTTCAATAACCGCCGGTTTAAACCCATATAACTCAAAACATTTATTTTGAATTTCTTTAATTCTATCTAAATCATTTGGATAACCACCCCAGTGTACTAACATAATGGCTTTGGTTTTTGGACTTATTTTTCTTGACAAGTCATCTAAATCCATATTTAATGTTGTTGGGTCAACATCTACCCATTTAATATTTAAATTGTTTGCTAAAATTGGAAAATTTGACGCTGTACACGTTAATGATGTTGCTAATACCTCATCACCATCTTCTAATCCTGGCCATTTACCTGAAGATTTTTTTAATAAATCTAAAGCTAAATGAAGTCCGCTAGTACCGGAGTTTAATGTTACAATGTAATCTTTCATAAAGAAATCTTGTAATTTAGATTCAAATTGTTCAACCTTTTCACCTTGACCAATATATCCACTGTTTAATACTTTGGCAACTTCAGGTGCTGCGTTTTCAGACATAAAAACTTTGAACAGTTGTATTGTTTCTCTTTTCATTTTTAATTATTTTTTTTTTGTTTATTTTATTATTTGTATATGAGTTTTTAACTTATCATAATTGTTAATAACAAATGGTTTTAATATATTGTTATAATCATTAAATTGTTTTTTAGATTTTTCATCATCGTTATTTCTTGTTTGACTTTCATAATGATAAGAAACTAAATTACTATTACAATAGTTATCTAAACCCAACATTAAACACTTTAAATTCAATTCAACATCTTCAAAACAAGTGGTGTAATTTTCATTAAAATAACCACATTTAATAAATACCTCTTTTTTAATGATAAGTAATGCTGCCGTAGAACCTAATATTTTTCTGTTATTATTTGAAAAATTGTAATAACTATTTAATCCGTGATGAGATATTAATAAATTTTGTTTACTATCAAATAAACAAATGACACCGTCATGTTGGATGGTATTGTCTTCAAAATGTAATCTACATCCAATCGTACCAACTTTAGGTGTTGTTTTAAAAATGTTTAACATTCCATAAATTACATTATTCAATAATTTAATATCATTATTACAGAATAATAAAAATTCGTATTCATCAGTTACGTGATTTTTAACAACATCATTATTAATTTTTGCAAAATTATAATAATCATATTCAATTAATTTTATGTTATTATAATCTTTTATATTACTTTTTAATGTTTCTTTTTCGTCATCTGTTGAACCGGTATCAGCAATGAAAATGTCAAATAATTCAGAGTTACAATGAATGTAAAATGAATCAACACATTCTTTCAACATTTCAATATTTCCTTTGGTTGGGATGATAACGGCTACTTTACCAATATTTTTAATTGGTTTTTCTTTTATTTCCGGAATGTAAATTTTTTCAGGTTTTAAATCTAATGGTAAAACGTGTTTCCATTTCTCCACAAATTTTTCTTTGGTTTCGTAAAACTCCTGATTTGGTCTTCCGATTGATTGATGAATAATTTCAAAAGATGATGTGACACCAATCTTAACTCCGTCTAAATAATTTGGTAAACAAAATAAATGGTCATAAAAGTGAAATCTACCAATACTTTCATCAAACGTATGTTTTATTTTTGTCTTATTAAATGATAAAAATAAACCGTCTATTGAAACTACGGGAACAATTATTGGTAATTTTGGGGAATATTTACTTAACCACTTATCTTTATCAGGTTGATGGTAAACTTGTCCCACCATAGTTTGTTGCATTTTTTCCCAAAACACCCCTGATTCAGGAAAATATGATGTACCTGCTTTTCCAATAATACTATATTCAGGATTATCAGAGTAATCTTTTAAAAGTTTTTTACCCCACCCATTTTCTAATTTTATATCATTATGGCAACAAACCACAATATCAAAATTTGAATGAGATATACCTTTATTATAAATCTCACTCAAACTAAATTCATTATTGTTTTTATATTCCAAAATTTGAACATCTTTTAGACCAACAGTTTGTAACAAATGTTGTTTAAATTTGTTATTAAATTGTTCATCTTTATGTGTTGAATATATTATTGTTATCATAAATTTTATCTGTTAGTCATTTAAAACACATCTATCATTATAATTGTAAAATTCGTTAAAATCTGTGTTTATTTGTTTTCTCCAATTAACATCACCTCTTATTAATTTTTCTTTGAATTCTTCTTCACTTCTAGCCCAAATATGTTTTATCCACACATAATCACTAGTATGTTCTCCTATTGGGGAAAAAACAATTCTACCTAATTCATCAATATATTTACCGTTAAGTAAACTAGCAAAATGGGGTTGACCAAAACTTACAACTTTTTTAGGGGTTAATAAACTTTTTATATGACCATCTTCATAATATTGGGTATACATTTCAATAGATTGTCTTTCTGTGAAATAAGGAGATTGTTTACCATATAATCTCCAATAGATTGCAAATCCATCAAAATCACCATATAAAGATTTAAAATGATTAATGTCTGACTTAATGTTCATACTTTTTGAAAAATAAAACTCATCAGTATCAAAAAATCCTATAAAATCAAATGATAGATTTTTTTGACAACAATCTAAATATGCGTTATTTTGAGAACCAAATAACTCATTATCCCATAAAATAACTTCAACATCATTATCGTCAATTTTAATTGGTGTTGAAGAATTGTTATCATAAATAAAAAATTTATCAACACCTAATTTACGATAATGTTCTAACCATTCATCCAAATATTGGGTTTCGTTTTTAATTATTAAACAAATACCTACATTTACATTATTTATTTCCATTTTAAATTCCTGTTGACCCAAATCCGTTATTACCTCTTTCTTTATCAATTACTTCTTTTCTTTGGTCCAAATGAACCCAACCCCCATTTACAACGGGACATAATACCGCTTGGCCAAATTTCATTCCTTTATGGATAGTTACGGGGTGATGGTTGGTGTTAAATATAATACCTTTAACTTCACCTGTATAACCATTATCAACAGTCCCCGGTGAGTTTAAAACCATAAGTCCTTGATTGATTGCTAATCCACTTTTAGTTCTTACTTGAAGTTCATATCCGTCTTTAATATCAAATGATAATCCACTTGGGACTAATGCTCTACCAAAAGGTTCAATTGTAACCTCTTCAATAGAGTGTAGGTCAAACCCTGAATCACTATCATAATTATATTTTGGTGTTACTGCGTCAGGATGAAGTTTTACAAACCCTAATGGAAGCCTAGTTCTTGAATTCATCATATCGTCTTCAAGTTGCTTTAAATCCAAACCAAACTCACTCATTATGTCCTCATAACTTAAATCATCTAAATCAATATTTGCCAATTTTTTTAATTCCTCGGCTTTGTTTTTTAAGAAATCTAAATCTTCGTTTAACATTATTCTAAATTTTTTAATTTTTTTATTAAATCAATCAATACTAGTACATCACGTTCACAGTATGCTGATATCTCTTCTAACATATTTTTATTCCAATATGCGTCGTGTACTTTATCTCCGGTAACATCACCTTCTTTTGGTGAAGGAACTTCCATTGATGTACACATTAAATCTAATGAACCAATTGCGGTGTATGCTCCGTATTGCCAAATTTCTCTGGTATCAATTGCTTTTATTTCCCACGGTTTTGTATCATAAGATGGTAGAATCGATGGGGGTAATAATCCATTGATTATCATTCTTTTGGCGGTCATTGGAATATCAAAGTTTTTTAAATTATGACCACATAGGAAAAAATCTAATTTTCCACAACGTTCTAATAAATTTTGACATTCTTTTAGTAACACTTTTTCGTCATCCCCTGAAAACGTTTGTTTTTTAATCTCGCCATTTTCCATTACAAAGGCGACACTCATACAAACAATTTTTGCAAATTCAGGAACTAATGCGGTTCTTGTTGAAAATACTTTATTCTTTTGGTCTGATTCAATTTCCTTGTCTTCAGGGAAACGTTTTAAAAACCAATCATAATATTTGTCAAATTGTTTTGCCAATTCAGGTCTTTTTTCTAAACAAGTGTCGTAATCTTTTTCAATTCCAACTGTTTCAATATCTAAAAATAATATTTTAGTTAATGGTGTTTTAATCATTTGATTCTAAATTTTTAATAATATCCGGATTTTGTATGATTGTTTGTCTTGTAATTAAATCTTTAATTTTAGTTGTTGACCAATTGTGAGACCTTGTTGTATAAATTACTTTAATAGGTAAATGGTCTCCGGTAAATCTTTTTCCAATATAATCATCGCCTAAAATTCTAACGTCAGGTTTGTAAAATTCCATTAATTGAATCAAATCTTCTTCAGTTTGATATGTGACCACTTCATCAACATATTTAATTGACATTAATGTTTTATATCGTTCATATAAAGGAACGACAGGTTTATATTTTGTGAATCTAGTTTCAGATGGGTCTCTTTGTAAAAAAACCATAAAATAATCACAATGACGTTTAGCTTCTTCAAATGTATAGATATATCCCGGATGAAGTAAGTCAAAATTACCTGCGGTAAAACCGATTGTTTTTTTTGTATTCATTTTTATTTAATTAAACTTTTATAAAATTCCGCTCTTGTAACTGTAACCTTATTAAGGTCATATTTGTCTTTTACGGTGTTATATAATCTCTCACCTAATTCGGTTATCATTTCAGGGTTTTGAACTAATTTTTTAATTGATTTTGACCAATCACTATGGTTTCTTGATTCAGGTATTAAAATTGCATTACCATTATCGTTAAACTCACCATTTTTTAAACAATGAACCAAATCTATGGTGTATGGTCCAATCTCTGAAGCAATTAATGCTTTTTTATAAAATCCTGCTTCAATTACTTTTAATTGAGATTTCATTCTATTAAAAATGTGGTTTTTAATTGGTGCTAAAGATATATCAAATTTTGAATAATTCATGGCGTAAGAGTTAACAGGTTTTGTCCAAACTCTAACGTAAGGTAATTCTTTATCTGAAATATAGTTTTCGTCTTTAAATTCCTTTAAAAATTTAACATAATTTTCGTCTAACGTTTTATAATTATTTGTGAAAATTCCCTCATAATTAACCCACACTGTTTCGTGAGGTAAAATATCTCTTTTCTTTTGTTCTCCGGTTGTTGGATTAATTTCAGTTACAGAACCTCTTGTATCGAACCCACAAATTACATATTGTAATTTATCGTTGATGTCTTGATTCTTTTGAACAAACGCGTCTAATAAACCTAAATCGTGTAAGTGAGATGAACCTCCTAACCAACCAATTCTAATTTTATCTGATGGTGGTGTCACTTGATTAAATTGAGGTTCTTTAGGGTCGATTGCATTTGGTAACACCAACACATTCTTATTTAGTTTACGAATTTCATTTGCAAATATATCCGTTGTTGTTGTTACCCAATCAGCTTCTTTTAAATTTGCTACAATTTTTTCGTGAATTTTGTTTTGTACAATAATACTGTGGATTGGGTGGTCAACAGTAGGTAACCAATAATCATCAATATCAATAATAACAACTTTACCAATCGACTTTAAATACTTAATGATTGATGGTGTTTGGTCGTAATGACTGCCGATGTTTCGGTGTACGTGGATAATTTGGTATTTATCCCAATATTTGATATCGTTTATTTTTGGTTCATAATCAATCTCAACGTGAAAATCGTCAGGATATAGATTTTGTAAAAATACGTGAGGGTCAATAGACCTGAATTTCCCAACACCGGTTTTGTCTGATGGGAGAACTAAAACATTAATTTTTTCTTTCATAGTTTAATATTATCACAGAAAGTATAATTAAAGAGTATTATAATATCAACTATTAAGAAATAAAAAACCCCCAAGTTTCCTTGAGGGTTTAGTTTTTAGAGTAAATAAAGTTTAAGATATTTTTTTAATCTTAGTAACCTTACCCTCAAATATATGCTTTCCTACTTTAAAAGAAAATAGTTCGTTATTTGATTTTTGTGTTGATTCAGCTAAAATCCCATTTTCTAGTAATACTTCTTCTACAACTTCTTTTAACATATCTCTTAATTGTTTGTTATTAAAGTTAGATTGAGGTTGAGATTGTTCTTGAACTCTTTGTTTTGGTTGGCTTACTTGATTACCTCTGGCATCTGCATTCATTAATCTTGCCGCCTTATCAATTAAATCATTGGATAGAGTAGGTCCACCCATACCTGCCGGTTGAGCTATTGGGTGTTCAATCATTAATCGTTTAATCTCATCCGGTAATTTTGAAGCCATAACTCTATCTTGAGTCATTGGTTGGCTAACTGTTTGTACCGGTACAGAGGCTTCTTGTAACATATCTTGAGGTAAGTTATAAGTTGCCGGAGGAGCATTGTATGTTGCTACTTCAGGTGTACCATACGTATCTATAGATGGTAGACCACCTCTTGGGGTTTGATTATGTTTTTCCATGATTTGTTTGGAAATCATAAGTTTTTGAATTAAATCATTTTCGTTTGTCATATTATTTTTTAATTAAACTTTGAGATTGTTGTATTAGTTCTGAAACTTTTGGTCTTAAATCATTTTTCTCTTGATTGGATAAATTTCTACGAATCTTATCTTCAATACCGGAATATATTCTTTTATATGATTCTGCGGCTTTAGATAAATCAACACCTTCTAATGAATCGGCACCATCTTTTTCAATGATATTGTTAATCATATCATTAACTGTGGTGATAATTACATCATCAATTACATCATTAACTTCAACTTCAGTTTCTGGTGTAGTTGGTTCAGGTGCTTGTTGTGGTGTGACTTCAGAAAAATCGGCATTAATAATAACACGATTCATACTTTTATCACCATTTGGATTGTAGTTTGGTTTTGGTTCGTTAAATGTTTCACCCGTTGGTTTAAAAGAGAATATTTTGTCAGCTCTAAAAAGTCTCCATCCCGGTAAAGGTTGTTCTCCTAAATACGCGGTATGAGAAGCTCCTTGAGAGTCCCACGCTCTTACAACAGGATTATCAGCTTTTGAATAACCAAAACAAACCGGTTCAATTAAACGTAATCCACGTCCACCTGGTTCATCCCCATCATAGTAAATTATAATCTTATCTCGTTTTTTTATAGCGTCGACTATAGAGTCAACAGACGCTATTTCTAAAATAAGTGATTTAAATGTGTTGTAAAGTTTCATTATGCACTTGGTGTTGTGTATGGTTTTACTTCTTTGTATTTATTAACAACTATTTCAGATTTTCTTTCCATAATGTCTTGTATTGCCCCCGCACCTTGATTATAAACATCTAAAAATCCACCAGTACCTTTACCTTGCTCATCACCATCGGCTAAAGCGTCAGGGTTAACGGCTGAGTATTGATTTGTGATTTTAAAGTCATTCTTTGGGAATAACATTTTTCTTTGCATATCCGCAATTGCTGATAATTCATTTTCGGGTTGTGCGAAATCTAAAGGTTCTAAATTTGCCATATTAAATTATTTTTTTTATTAATTCGTTTATTCTTTTTAAACTTTCTGTGATATCTTTGTTAATATTACCGGTGGTTGAACTATGACTTTTACTTTGTCTATTCATTGTATTTAAATTATCTTTAGTGTGAGTTTGTATAAATTGATTTGGTAAAACTTCAGATTTTGATTTCTTACCCATATATACATTATTTCTCATTCCACCTAATGTGTCGTTAACCCAATTTTTTACATAGTGTCCACCATTCAAAATAAAAGGTAAATCATTTTCAAGACCATTAAAATTATCAAACCAATTTTTCATTCGTTTTAATTGTTGATAAGTGGTTTCACGACTATCTCTTAATTCTTGATTTCTTTTAAATCCTTCAATGGTTGAATCATCTGTGTTTGCAGAATCAAAGCATTGTTGTAAATATTCTACAACATCTTCAGGTAATTGAACGGTATTTCCATATAAATCTTTATTCATTAGATTTTAACGCTTTGATTAACATATTGATACTGATACCTTCTTTATCAGCAATTTTTTTAATTGATTGAATATTTTTTAATAATATTTTACTTATTCCTTTATCTTTTACTACATCAGAATTATTTGATGATTTTTTGGTTAACATATCCTCAACCATTTTAATCATTTTTTTTCTTTGTTGTTCTTCAATACTATCTTTTTCAGATAATCTTTGTTTTAATTCACCATCTTCTCTTTTTTGTTTTGGTAATTTACCAAATTGTTTCGCTCTTTCAATCGCATTCTCAACACCCATTTCTTTAAGTGTTTTAACCGTATCTTTAAAATCCATATCTTTGGTTTCTTCATACCCAAATGCTTCAGAATAATCAACCTCATTAATAACTTCATCAGAACCTTCTTCACTTTCACCATAATAAACTCTATAACCTCTTGTTACCGGGTCATTCGTAATTCTTGCCATAGCAACAGTTTGGTCAGTAGTTTTGTGTGGTGTTAAAGTTTGATTAAGAAATGGTATTTTTGAACTTAACATTGTTCCATCAGAATCAACTAATTCATCAATTTCTTTTTTAGGTTTAATACTTTTTAACTTTTTGGTTAATGCGTCTTTGGAAACTTTTGTTTTAGATTTTAAAACATTTCCAACAATATTTTTAACTTTTTTAGAATCTTTTTTATCGAAGTCAATTCTCTCATCATTCTTTCGAGATTCAGTTAAAGTATCCGCAATAGAATAATATAAGGAGATTTTGTCCGCTCTCTCTTTCAAAAAGAAGTAATAATTATTACTATAGTACTCTGTATTAAAATTTATCATATAACTTTTTCATATAAATACTTCGTTTTAATGTATTTATCATAAAAAAGATGGCACAACAAAATATAAATCAATACGTCTATCCAAATTGGGGTCTAAATTTTGCTTTAGAATCCTACGATATGTCTTTAACATCAGATGAGAGAGGATACAATCAAGAGGTTGTTTTCTCCCCATATTTGATTGCTCAGACCTATGGTAATAGATTACCATTTTATTTTGACATTAATAATCCATTAAGTGTTCAAGATTTAACATTAACATATAAGGACTACAATAGAAATAATATTTTTGTTTCTCAAAATTTTTACAATCCTAAAGAATTAGATATAACATGTTTTAAATCACATACTTCTTGTGATATTGGATTGACCGGTATTGATAATGGTTTGGTTACTAAAATGACCGGAGAAACTATTACATTTACCGAAGGGTTATTTTCTGATGACTTAAAGTTTAATAGAATGTATTTTGATAGAAGATTGAAATTGTTCCAAGTAACCGGAAACACTCAATCACCTAATGTTAGATTTTCCGGATTTAATAAAACTGTTTTATATGAAGTTGTAAGTAAATATAGTCCTTATGAAGGAAGATACCACGAATTATACGGTGGATTCTATCAAGGGTTTTATAAATTATTTGGTTATGATTACGAAATATTTCCTGAAAGAATGAATAGAGGGTGGTCTGTTGAAATGTTGTTAAAACCAAGATTGTTTAATGAATATATTCCAACATCAGGTGAAACAACATTAAACAAAATTTATCCACAAAATAAAAACATATTCTTTTATTTAGGTGCGAGAGCCGAAAATAAATTTTATCATCACGCTAACGGAACACCAAATTGTTTTACAGGATATACTCGTGTAACATCAGATTTATATAATTGTATTCAAACTTGTGCTTGTTGTAATAGAACGGTGACGGATAGTAGATGTATCTATGTTTATCCTCCAAGGTCATTATATGGTATTCACGACCCACACGTTAATTATGGATGTCATGAATGTCGTGGTATTCCTGAACAAAAAATAACTTGTGGTTGTAATTGTAATTTAGACCCGTGTGAATCTTGTGGATGGGAATGTCAGACACATACTTGTGCGTCAATTATTGAACCAACGCCTACTCCAACACCAACACCGACATCAACACCAACAAATTGTTTACCATCTACACCGACGTGTACAGAAACTTGTAGTGATTGTAATCCATGTTATGATTTTAATAATTGTAACACTTGTGTACCTACGGGATACTCATCAATAGAATATACGTGTGAAACAAATCCATTGTTTGATGCGATGTCTAACGCATTATCATTTAAATTATGTGGTGACCCTAAAAATCCTCAAATAGGTGTTAAGGTTTTAAGATTTACCGGTGGTTGTGAAACTAGCGGAACATGTTCAACTAGTGGATTAACTTATACAACAGGATATACTGTTACAGAATATTGTTCACCGGGAGGAATTTATCCAACTTGTTACACAGAAAACCCTGCGTGGTTAGATGAGGAACATTGGTTTCAATTAGACGCTGTGTGGGAAAGATACACTTGGCTTGATGATTGTGATTTATGGTATAGAGGTGGTTTAGGTATTATTACTCAAGAAAAATATTTAGAATCATTAGCACATAACTCGGTATCATTAATTAATGTACCTTATACTTCACAATTAAACATCGACCCAGCAAAAATTGAATTGGTTAATTTAAATGCAAGATGGTTAGAGGAGGAAAAATACAGAAGAGGAAGATTAAAAATTTATATTAATGGTAAAATATTTTATACCATAGAAGATTTTCAAGAAATAATACCAAGAGCGTTAAGTACTGATAAGGAAAAACAAGTTGGTGTTCCTTTTAATATATCATGGGGTGGTGGAACTCAAGGTTTAAGAGAAAATTTAACATTTTCATCTTGTACATTACCTTATGGTCCATATCAACAAGACCCTGAATGTTTCCCTGTTAATGATTTGACAGGAACAACATTTAATGGGATGAACACAAATATAGTTATTGAACAAAATTTTGCAGGAACATTTGAAGGGGGAATTTCTCAATTTAGAATGTATGTAACACCATTATCAGCTCCGGAAGTTAAACACAATTTTAATATATTGAAAAATACATTTAGAATGTTTAATCCTGATTGTCCTGATTGTAGTACAGAAATTTGTCCTCCTGATGATTTTACATACACAATAGGTGATATCTCAACTACAACAACGACAACTATTCCGGTAACAACCACGACAACAACAATACCTGTAACAACAACGACAACAACAATAATACAATAAGTAAATTAATATGTCACAGTCAATAATAATTAATAGTATAAATTACGATGGGGAGATTGCTAATATAATCTTTACCCCTGACGTTGATAATGTAGTAATTAATTTGGGACAACAAACATTACCGTTTTTGTTTAGACCTTATTTATTATCTCCACCTAGAGATGTTTACGGTACTTATACTATTGTTGTTACAGTAAATGGGGTTCAATGTCCAAACTTATTAAATGTTCCAAGACCTACCCCAACACCAACTCCGACATTAACCCCGACAAGTACACCTACATTAACTCCAACTCAAACAAGTACTCCAACACCAACAGTAACGGTAAACCCTTGTTTATTAACTCCAACACCAACACCAACAAACACATCAACCGTAACTCCAACGTTAACGTCTACTCCAACACCTACTGTTACACTTAATCCTTGTTTAGTAACACCAACTTCAACATCAACACCAACTTTAACACCAACACAAACAAATACCCCTACGCAGACATCAACTCCAACGCCAACATTAGAACCATTAAATTTAACTCTTTTTGTCGAATATGAACCGGGGTCTATAATTGCATATTATACATTAGTATTAAATCGTCCATATAGTGAAGAAATAAATGTTACTTTTGAAAATGTTCTAAATGTTTATAGTGGTTCTCCAATTACAATATTTACAGGTGTTACGGTTAATTTGGGAAGTTTATCAGGACAAACTATTGTTACAATAGATGAAGATTATAACAACTACACAGGAGAGCCATTTTTTAGTCAATTATCAGGAACTCCGGTTGGAAGTACATATGAAATTATTGTTATTCCTTTTATTCCTACGCCAACGCCAACACCTACATTTACAAGTACCCCTACACCTACATTGACAAGTACTCCTACACCAACTCCTACACCTTCAACACCAATTGACATTTTAATTAATCCAATTATAACTGAAAATGATGAATATATTATTGTTGGTGATAATTTTTATTTAATGTATTAAAATAAAATTAAAAATATTTATAAAATAAAAAACAAATTATGGCATTAACAGGTAAAACAATCGGAGAATTATCTCTTTTACAATTTCCAACAAACGATACATTATTTCCCGTAGAATTGAGCGGTGACACATACCATATAGCATATTCGGCATTCACTAATTCAAACTATAACGAAGGAACTTACGATGAGTTATATTCATTCGCCACAGGTGAAACACTAACCGCAGGAAGTTATTATTTAATGACTGACTTCCAAACGTGTTACGACCAACCAAACTATGATGTTAATGGTACCCCAATAGCTACCGGTAATTATAAGACAGGGTCAACAGAACCTATATTATTGTTAGCAATATCAACAACAGGATTCTCTCCTACGGTATATTCAACATTACACCCACAAGATAAAATATCTTATGATATAACTTGGAATATAACTGAAGTAACAGGTGGACCGGCTAAAGGTAGAATTACTGAAAGAATTGACCAATTTAATAACAGAGCCGACTATGATTTCAGAGCGGTTCAATTTATAAGATATGTTGGTTATTTTTCAGAACAATTCTATAATGGTAAAATTAATTTGGATGGTACAACCGGACAAGTTACTACAGCACAATCAGGAACATCATTCACAACTGATTTTACTGTTGGTGATATTTTTGGAGTTTACTCACCGGGTATTAATGGGATAGCTAGTTTCCAATATTATGAAATTTCATCGATAGTTAGTAATGTTGAAATGTATGTCACAGGTAGAACATTAGCAAATGTGAGTAATGTCTATTATTCTGCGGGGATAAGATTACCTGATTATATGAATCCATTCCAATGTAATATCACAGGAACAACTAATGATGAATTTGCGGAGTATTATACATTTAATGATGGGAATAATTATAACACATACTTGGGGAATAATATTGATTATAATATTTTCATATTATCAAATAACGTATTTTTAAGCGGACCATATGAAAATAACACATTTGGTGGAAATGTGGTGAGTAATACCTTCAATGATGTTATGAACTCAAATATAGTCGGACCGTATTGTCAATATAATATAATAACAAATAATTTTGACGGAAATATTATAGGTTCATATTTTCAATATAATATTATTGATTGTGATATGGACTCAAATCAGATTGGTAACTATTTTCAAAATAATATGTTAGGAAATGCTGATGGACAAGATTTTGATTTTAACCGAATAGGTTCATATTTCACAAATAATTTCTTAACGAATATAAATGGTGATTTCATTAACAATAATATTGGGGACAGCTTTAATAATAACCTCATAGATAGTGGATTCCGAAACAATACTATTGTTGGTGACTTTTATAGCAATCTTATTATTAATCAGTCCTTCAATGACAATTTTATAGGTGATAATTTTTATGACAATATCATACCAAACTCTTTCTACTCAAATAGTATAGGAGATGATTTTAATACTAATACAATATATTTTATGTTTAGAAAAAATTCAATATTAAATGGTTTCAATCTAAACACAATTGGTGGAGTTGACAACTTACTTACTTTTGAAAACAACCAAATTATGAATAATTTTAAGGGTAACGACATTCAAGGTAATTTTTGGAGTAACCAAATTAAAACAGATTTTAAGGGTAATGATATATTTGAGGAGTTTGGATTTAATAATATAGGGTTTGGGTGTTCACCAAATACTTTTAGTGGTAATACATCACATAACAATATTGGGGATTATTTTTCATTTAATACTTGTTATGGTTCATTTTTATACAATACACTGGGTACAGATTTTCGAAGTAATGAAATACAAGATGGATTTGGTTTTGGTGGTTCATATAATCAGGGAAATAGAATTGGAAATTATTTTAATGATAATACTATTGGTGAATACTTTTACAACAATACAATTCCTGATAACTTTTACAATAACACAATTGGGGAATACTTCCAATGGAATATTGTTGATACCTATGTAGATAATATCGATTTCACCACAAATTATGGAAACATAAGTGGTATTACTTATTTTGCAACAGGAAACACCGCTACAGATTCTAGTTATGGTAATGTTGGTGGTACAACTAATGGTAATGGTGTTAACGCATTATTTCAAATTGATGTGGTTAGTGGAAGTGTTATTAATGTTAGTGTAAATAATTCAGGTAAACTATATGTTATTGGTGATACAATAACAATATTAGGTACATCTATTGGAGGTGACACAGGTATTATTACTACATTTTCAGGGAATGGGATTGGAATAACAGGGGTTACAGGTTCATATCCTAATATATTTGCTCAAGGTACGGGTAGTGGCGAAAACGCATCTTTTGATGTTACAGTCACTAGCGGAGTAGTTAGTAGCGTAGTGTTAAATCAGGGAGGCACAGGTTATTTAGTTGGAGAGCTATTAACAATATCTGGAGATGTGTTTGGTAGTACGGAAGACATAACCATAATTGTTGAATCCGTTTATTCTGATGATGTAATCATTACGGTTACAAGTATTAGTCAAAACCCTTCAGTTTATGAGTTATATACTTGTAATATTTTCAAAAACTCGAATCTAACAAATAGATTATCTTACTACGACGCAAGTGATGTCTTAACAATAAAAAATATTAACGAATAAAAATGGAAACAAAATACATAGTAAATAACTTATCGGGACAAACCATAAATGGTAATATAACAATTAATGGGAATTTAAGTGTTACCGGAGTTACAACAGGAAGTTTAGCAACTTACAAAGCACTACTAACTCAGATAGGTTCTCAGACTGGTACTACCTTAAATGATTTTGGTGGTTTTAATGATGGTTTTATTATAGGTGAAACTTACACCATAGCCACTTATGTTAGTGGTGATAGTTTTAGTAATATCGCTAATGTAACAAGTGGAGTTATAGACACAACGGGATGTGTATTCATTGCAACAGGAGAAACACCAACAAATTGGGATAACGGTTCTACTTTAGTGTCTAGTGGTAATTTAGCGGTAACAGTATTAGAAAATAACTTGGGATTCGATATTGAGTGGATTGAGGATTTTACAGGGGTTTATGTAGGGTTTAATTCAACCACAGGTCCATTGTATAATACTTTTAATAGAAACACAACATTTGTTTTAAGTGGAAATGTTGCAATACCATTTTTTGGTCCTACCACAATAGATACTTTCGTATTACCCTATACTGTTATTGAAAAAGACGATAGTATTCTTCTTGCGGTTTTTGATGTTAGTGTTCCTGAACCAGTTTCTAATAGTTTGTATTATTTCCCTATTGAGATTCAAATTATACAAGATACTGATACAACACCAATTACTTTAAGTGGAACTGTGGAATCATCGTTTCCTATTACTCTTACTAGTATTGCTTTGTTTTGTAATGGAAATTACATTCAATCACTTTACGGAGATGGTACAGTAAATGATATGTCAGAACTTATAACTTACTTAAACTCTGAACCAGATATGAGTTATTTAGGGACATATTCTGATGCTGGAGATGGATTTGTGAATTTAGAAATGCCAACCAATTTAGTAAATCAATTCTGTGCTAATAGCACATTAACTTTTGAGGTCTTCAACGACTAACTTTATAAAAATTAAAAAAATGATAAAATATATTAAAAGAAAAAGTGATAATAAGTTTCTACAATCTTTAGAAAACGATATTTGGGTTGATAACTCAAAGGAGGCTTATGAAATGACACACAGAGAGTGTGAGGATACTAAAACTACATTACTTAATACATATACTTCTGAAGAAATTACTGAAGTTTTTAATTTGTTCAAGAGTAAACCGAAATCAAGAGAAGAAAAAAAAGAACTACTTAATTTATTAAAAAATAAATAATATGAGAATAAATATTTTAACAGAAAACGATAAGGTAGAACAAGTTAGAGAAGCTTGGGTAAATAAAAATGTAATGAAAATACCTTGTTCCCCAACAGGAGAAGAACCTGCAACTCATTGGTTTTGTACAATGGCCGGTTCTGAAGAAAAAATGATGCTGATTTACAATAAAAAAAACTTATCTATAATGGAGTTAGAAATCGGTCCAAAAGAATTTCTTAATAAATGGGGAGTGAAGATTATAAAATAGTAAAAGGGTTTATTAACGATGACGAGGTTTTACAACTCGTTAGTTGGGTTGATTCGTTACATCCGGAAGACGGCGACCCCAATTACCACTTAAGTGAAATTTCAAAAGCACTGAAGGGTAAATCTTGTATTATAGATATTTCAAAGACTAAACTTACAAACTACATTACAAATTTTCAATCGGTTTCTAAAGTTTCAAACCAAGAAGTCCCACAAATTATAATGAACATCTTTGAAAGAATCTCAAAGGAAAATAATATACCCCTTGATAATATATTTCTTCAAGCTGTTGATATGAATAAGGGTGGTAGAATACAACCACATTACGACGCATCTGTTGATGGATACATTAATTACAAATGTAATATAAGTGTTTTATCTGAAGATTATAAAATTTTTATAGATAAATCATCCCCAACTATAGAACAAAAAGATTTGTATTGTTTTGAAGCGTCACTATATAAACATTGGACAGAGGAGTTTAACTCAAGAAGAGTTTTTTTAAGTTTTGGGTTTTTAGTACCATATAATGTTTTAGGTAGAAATGAAAATGACCCAAGAATAAGATTAAGCCGTAGAATTGAAAATTATTTTCAAAATAAAAAATAATAATTAACAAATATTAAATCCTCCAAATTAATTGGGGGATTTATTTTTTTAGTTTGTTGAGTAAATACTGATTTCACAAGTATTTATAGGATAAATAACTTTAGACATATAGATGGCAAATATACCTATTTCACAGTTACCTCAAGCGTTTTCGGCATTTCCGGAATCTCTTTTAGTTATAGTAAACTATGACCTGGTACCTACCGGACAGACAAATTACATATATTATTCAGCCTTAACTGCACAATTTAGTGCGGGAACTTCTGGCTCATCAGGTACAAGTGGAACTTCCGGTATTGACGGAAAAAGTTTTATTTGGAAAGGGACTTGGTCATCTTCAATTAATTATATTGAAGGAGATGTTGTCTATTATAATGGTAGTTCATATCTTGCAACAACAACAATACCATCAGGTGGAGGTGCTCCGGACACCAATTTCAATTGGGGTTTAATTGCTCAAGCCGGTACTTCAGGAACATCAGGTTCTTCGGGTATAGACGGAACAAGTGGTTCATCAGGAACGTCAGGTTCTTCAGGAACTTCAGGGTCTAGTGGTATAGATGGAACTAGTGGTTCATCAGGGACAAGTGGTTCGTCAGGGACATCAGGTATAGGTGTCGCTAACTATTATGCAACATATAGTAGTTCTCAAACTCAATTTGCTACTTCTGCAAATACCGAATATATCGTAACTTATGATACTGTTGAAATAGAAAATGGTATTTCAATTGTTAATGGGTCAAAAATTACAATCCAATATAATGGTATATATGAAATTGGGTTTTCACCAATGGTTGAAAAAACTCTATTTAATGGTGATTTAGATGTTAATGTTTGGTTAAAAATAAATGGTAATAATGTTGACAGGACAAATAGTGTTGAAGGTTTTGCGAGCCCTAATATTAAAGCATTACCATATATACAAACAATACTTCAATTAAATCAAGGAGATTATATTGAAATTGCGTTTTCAGCAACTAAAACAGGTGTTCAATTAACGGCAATTAGTGGTCAAACATCACCATTAATACCTGCGGCACCTTCAATTATTGTTGATATAAAAAATGTAGGTGTCGCGGCTGTAGCGTATACTTCAACTTCAGGAACTGCCGGAACAAGTGGTTCTTCAGGGACTTCAGGTTCAAGTGGTACATCAGGTTCGTCAGGAACAAGTGGTTCTTCAGGGACAAGTGGTTCTTCAGGGACAAGTGGCTCTTCAGGTATAAACGGTACTTCAGGTTCAAGTGGTTCAAGTGGAACAAATGGTACATCAGGTTCTTCAGGAACAAGTGGTTCTTCAGGGACAAGTGGTTCGTCAGGAACAAGTGGTTCGTCAGGAACTTCAGGGTCTAGTGGTATAGATGGTACAAGTGGTTCATCAGGAACATCAGGAACAAGTGGTTCTTCAGGTTCTTCAGGAACAAGTGGTTCTTCAGGGACTAGTGGTTCATCAGGAACATCAGGTTCTTCAGGTATAGACGGAACAAGTGGTTCGTCAGGAACTTCGGGTTCTTCAGGAACAAGTGGTTCGTCTGGGACTTCAGGGTCTAGTGGTATAGATGGAACTAGTGGTTCATCAGGAACATCAGGTTCAAGCGGTATAGACGGAACAAGTGGTTCATCAGGAACATCAGGAACTTCAGGGTCTAGTGGAACAAGTGGCTCATCAGGAACATCAGGTTCATCAGGTGTTGATGGAACAAGTGGCTCATCAGGAACATCGGGTTCTTCAGGTGTAGATGGAACTAGCGGTTCATCAGGAACATCAGGGACTTCAGGGTCTAGTGGAACATCAGGTTCTTCAGGTATAGATGGAACAAGCGGTTCATCAGGGACTTCAGGTTCTTCAGGTACTTCAGGTACTAGTGGTTCTTCTGGAACGTCAGGCACATCAGGTTCAAGTGGTTCTTCAGGAACATCAGGTTCTTCAGGTATAGACGGAACATCAGGTTCTTCAGGAACTAGCGGTTCTTCAGGTATAGACGGAACAAGTGGTTCATCAGGAACATCAGGTTCAAGTGGAACATCAGGAACGTCAGGTTCAAGTGGTTCTTCAGGGACTTCAGGTTCTTCAGGTATAGATGGAACATCAGGTTCTTCAGGAACATCCGGTTCTAGTGGTATAGATGGAACATCAGGTTCTTCGGGAACATCAGGTTCTTCAGGAACATCAGGTTCTTCAGGGACTTCAGGTTCTTCAGGTATAGATGGAACATCAGGTTCTTCAGGAACTAGCGGTTCTTCAGGTATAGACGGAACAAGTGGTTCATCAGGAACATCAGGTTCAAGCGGAACATCAGGAACGTCAGGTTCAAGTGGTTCGTCAGGAACGTCAGGTTCTAGTGGTATAGACGGTACAAGCGGTTCTTCAGGTTCTTCAGGAACATCCGGTTCTAGTGGTATAGATGGAACATCAGGTTCTTCAGGAACAAGTGGTTCTTCGGGAACAAGCGGTTCTTCGGGAACATCAGGGTCTAGCGGTATAGATGGGACAAGTGGTTCTTCAGGGACTTCAGGAACAAGTGGTTCATCAGGTACAAGTGGTTCTAGTGGTACAAGTGGAACTTCAGGTTCTTCAGGTATCGATGGTACATCAGGTTCTTCGGGAACTTCAGGTTCTTCGGGAACTTCAGGTTCAAGTGGTATTGATGGAACTAGCGGTTCTTCAGGGACATCAGGTTCTTCAGGTACAAGTGGTTCTAGTGGGACATCAGGTTCTAGCGGGACATCAGGTTCTAGCGGTATAGATGGTACAAGTGGTTCATCAGGGACTTCTGGTTCAAGTGGTATTGATGGAACTAGCGGTTCATCAGGTACAAGTGGGACATCAGGTTCTAGTGGAACATCAGGTTCATCAGGAACAAGTGGAACTTCAGGTTCATCAGGAACAAGTGGAACTTCAGGTTCTTCAGGTACAAGTGGTTCTAGTGGGACATCAGGTTCTAGCGGGACATCAGGTTCTAGCGGTATAGATGGTACAAGTGGTTCATCAGGGACTTCAGGGTCTAGTGGTATTGATGGTACTTCAGGTTCATCAGGAACTTCTGGTTCAAGCGGTGTAGATGGAACTTCGGGTTCTTCAGGTACGAGTGGTTCGTCAGGAACAAGTGGGACTTCAGGTTCTTCAGGTATCGATGGTACATCAGGTTCTTCGGGAACTTCAGGTTCTTCGGGAACTTCAGGTTCAAGTGGTATTGATGGAACTAGCGGTTCATCAGGAACATCAGGTTCAAGTGGGACAAGTGGTTCTAGTGGAACATCAGGTTCTAGCGGTATAGATGGTACAAGTGGTTCTTCAGGGACTTCAGGAACAAGTGGTTCTTCAGGGACTTCAGGTTCTAGTGGTACTTCAGGTTCATCAGGCACAAGTGGAACTTCAGGTTCTTCGGGAACATCAGGTTCAAGTGGTATTGATGGAACAAGTGGTTCAAGTGGAACATCAGGAACAAGTGGTTCTTCAGGGACATCAGGTTCTAGTGGTATTGATGGAACAAGTGGTTCTTCAGGGACTTCAGGTTCTAGTGGAACTTCAGGTTCTTCAGG